TCATCTCTTGGCCTCCTTTCTTTTTATAGGAATTACTTTTTCTAAATTGGCTTTTCTTTCCTTTCGAGACCACTGCAGAGAGCTTGTGTTTTTGACACCTATACTGTGCACATAGATCATGGTTGTCTTAATGTCCGAATGCCCTGCCAGTTCTTTGACCTTCATGATGTCAACCGGTTCATCCATTCCAATTCCGTTAGCCAGATTGGTGAGAAAGGTATGCCTCAATGCATGGAAATGAATCTCACGTACCCCAGCCAGTTTAGTTAACTTGGAAAAGTTTTTGATTGTGTGGCTGCGCATGATGGAATAGAACGGTCGGAAGTCACCTGGATTGTCTTTGTACTGAAGCAGAATCTCATACACATCATCGTTCATCTCAATGCGCCTGAATCCGCCATTCTTTGTTTGGTTATTCAGCTTTTTGCCTTTAAAACTCCACGTTGACTGAACTGTTATCAACCTCTCAGAAAAGCTCACATGATCCATAGAAAGCGATGTAATTTCCCCTTTTCGCATTCCAGTCCGGAGAGCAAACAGGACCACTTCAAAAACTTTCTTGTGATTCCATACCTGCCATTCTCGAATGTAATCGACCATTAATTTGTTTCTATGTGGCTTTTGATAAGAACCCCCATTTTCAAGCCAATCGAGAAACTTATCTTCTTCATCAGGCCGCCAGTAATCATATGGCTGATCGCAGCACTCAGGCAGCTCGAAAGCCTTAAAAGGATTGTCCTTCATGTAGTCTCTCAAAAATCCAAACTTTGAGATCGTACATGCTAAAGTAAGAATCTCTCGCCGATAGGCGCTGCTCAAGAACTCACCTTCGTCAAAAAGTCCTTTTCTTATGCTTAAATATGGTCGGGTTTTTGGCTTCGTCTGCTTTAACTTCTTGGCGAGCGCCTCAATATCTCGAATACTCAGATCGTTTACTTTTATTGTTCCCATGAGTGGAAGAATATGGTGATTGAGTTGAGCCCTATAGTTTTTCAAGGTCGACTCAGCCACCTCACGCACAGATGCACGATGATCCAGAAACTTCTCTGAGAGATCCTTGAAATTACTTACCGCTGATGTTTGAGCAGACGCTTCTCCAGGGAACCACTGATCAAGTTCTTCCTGCCTGCGAATACAGCGAAGCAAAAAGTCTCGCTCCGTTACCGTTTTGATATTGATGCTTCGTCGAATATTCTGCTCGTCAGTGAATCGAACTTTATATGTGCCACTCGGGTTCTTTAGAAATGATCCTTTACCGTCTCGGCTTCGCATGATGATTCCTTCATTTGATAAGCGTCGCAACAACTTCTGCGACGACATATCTCACCGAGCGTCCAAATTTTTTTGGTACAATCTTCCCTTGGCTACGCCACTTCCTAATTGCATGCACAGAAACGCCAAGAATCTTAGCAAGCTCGTCAGAGCATACGTAGCGAGAAGAAATATTATCTATTTGATTTTCAAAGAGCACAGTGTTTCTTCTACCAAATTTCTTACCAGATTCCATTATCCAACCTTCACCAAGTTTACAAATTTGATATCTTGCTACTCAAGAAAAATTTATACTTTGTGCATATTTACAATTTCGATAACTCATCTCTGGATCCATCTATTGAGCATTCAAGATTGCTCTGAAAACCGGCGCCGTCGATCGAATGCTCGACGCTCTTAATAACCCACTCGCTATCGATCCCAGGTCCCAGGCCGCGTACATCAATTTTTCGTTCCGCAGCCAATTGCACATTGCCAGGAACTGTAAGTGTGAGGGTTTTCCCTTTGCGCACGACCTCACGGAACTTTGCCTCAGCCGCTTTGCGCGCGCCCACTTCCGTGATCTTGTTGTATTCTAGCTCTAGAACCACGCCGTCCTTGCCATACATGACATAGCGCTTTTCGCCAGCTTCATTGTCGTACCAGTAGGCTCGGACTCCGGTGTAGCGCTGGGTTTGATCGCCTGAATATTCAAAGCGGATCGGCTTTTCGATGCGAATGACTGGAATGGTGCCATCCGGGTTTGCCCCGCTTTTGTCGGCAGGAGTCAGCATCAGATAGCGACCGCTGACTTTGACCGTCAGATCATGACGCCGCCCAAGACGGCAAAGGAAAGCCAGATCGGACTCAGTCTGGTCCTCGTGTTCGATCGCAATGGATTTCAGCTCATCGAAAATCGCCGGCTTGAGCTGGTTGCGGCGTACAATCTCCTCTGCTATGGCGCCAAGCGTGGTCCCGTCCCAGGACTGCTCCCGCTGGCTTTTAAGCGACGAGCTCTGCTCCATTGCTGCGGCCTCAATCTTGACGATCCGCTTTCCATCCATGGCAACACCGACATGCTTTGTGGCAAAGCGCCCGACACTGGTCAGGACGTTGTCATAGCCAAGGGCCACGGAAAACTCTTGGCCAGCCTTTGGCCACTCAATGCCATCGTCGATCAGTTCCAGGGTCATCGCATCAGATTTCCAGGAGGCCTCATCCTTCACCGTCAATTTTAAAAGCCGCGAGCGGACTGCCTCGGTCAAATCCCTGCCATTGGTTTCGATACGGAAGTTTGGAATCATTCAAAAATCCTTATGGAATTTGTGACTGCGGTTGGACGTTTTAAATCGGGAAGGGTTATGAATGCCGCTGTTGGGAGGGACTTTGCCTCTCCAAGGTCATCGAATAGATGAAGCTTCTCCCAATTGGCTCTCAGCACCGCTTCCAGCGCCCCGGGAAGATCCCCATAGTATTTCCAGCAGATGAGGTCGAGTTCATCGCCGTCCTTGAGCTGCCATTCAGCCATAAAACTCAAGCTCCATGCTGAATTCAACTCGGCGTGGAATACCGTCACCATAAAAGATGGAGCGCGTTTCCTTGATCTTCTGAATGATCCAAAGTCCAAGGTTCTGACCAATCTCCGTGTCGGCATAGATGAGCCGCTGCGGTTTTCCAATGGCTGCCATGTCCCGGAGCCTTTTCAGGTGATCGATCCGCCCGGAAAATTCCGGATGAAGGACACCGGCAACAGTCAGTTTGTCCTCGGACGGTCCCGCGGCTTTTCCGATGACACCGATGTACTGGTAAATAGGAAGAGCACCGATGGGCTCCTGCTTCACCCACCTGTAGCCCGTTTCGCGCTCAACCTTCTCCGGGGAAAGCGTCAGAAGCTCGAAACTGAAATCCCCGAGACGTGCAAAGACCTCTTTTTTAAAGAGCGGAATGGGATCAAATGCCATCAGCTCACCACAACCGGATCGAGAAATGAAAAGCTCGGTACGTTTCGGAATGCCGACTGAATCTCGCCCTTGATCCTGCTCGCAACCTGGGCCGGTGCTGCCGGACCGGCCTCCACATGAATCGTGGCGTTGACCGTGATCACATTGCGTTGGGTGATGGGTGCAGCGGCTCCGGCCGCCTTCTCAATTGCGTGGGACGGCGGCGCCTCATATTTAAATCCTGAGTAATCAAACATGCCTTGAAGGGTGCTTTTCCCGGCAGTGGCGGCATCTGAGAGAAAGCCTTTGATATCGGATCCGACATTCTCCATCCACGGAAAGATCCCTGAGATATAGGGCCTGATTCGCGCGTAAATCCCTTTGAAAAAATCAAGGAAACGTTCCCACTTTTCCTTCACCCAGGCCACTGGATCCATGCTGAGCTTTTCCCCGATCCAGCCCCAGGCGGCGCCTGCGGTATTGGCGATCGATGTCCAAAGATTCTGAAACCATGCTTTCAAATCAGCCCAGGTTTTCTTCAGCTTTGGTCCGATCTCATCCCAGTTCCGCCAGAGATAAATCCCGGCTGCCGCGACAGCTGCAACGGCCGCTGCCACAGCCCAGCCCGCTGGCCCCATCGCAAGAAGGGCAGCACCGGCCGCGCGGGCGGCGTTCATGATCACGCCGAGCGAGGAGCGGGCAAGGGAACCTGATTTGACGAGCCCTTCCACAAGAAAATTTTTTCCAATACCGGCTCCGGTTCGAAGCCATCCAAAACCTCTGCGACCACGGGTGCCGGGCCCGAAAAGTCCAGCGCCCCATTTCCCCACGCGCCAAAGGTCAACGAAGCCTGAAAGCGCAAACTTCGCGGCAGCCATGGCCGCGCTGAATGCGAAGAGGGATCCGACACCAAGCATGATGTTTTTGGCCATGGTCTGATTCTCCCTGAGCCATTTGCCAAGTCCATCGATGATGGGCTGAATCGTGACCAGAAGGTCCTTCAGCAAAGGGATCAGGGAATTTCCAAGAGAGATTTTAATGTCATCCCAGGCGCTTTCCACCTTCTTGAGATCATTGATGGTCGATTCACTGAGACCCTTTTTGGCCTTTTCCATGTTGAGAATTTCGTCAAGCGCCTTGATCAGCTGATCCGCATTCTTTCCGCCTTTTTGAAACTCCATGAATAATTCCCTCACCCCGCTTCGCGTGCGCAAGAAGAAAATTTCAATGAATCTCAGCTGCTCGGACATGGGCAGCATCTGAATCCGCGTTTTGATTTCAGATGTCAGCTCCTCGCTAGTCTTTGTTCCCCCGAGAGGCTTGGTGCGGCTGATTTGAAGGCTTTTTAAAGCGTCATCGACCTTTTTTCCGGTACCGACAAATTCATCGGGCCTGATATCCTCCAACGTTGGTGTCAGATTCAACTCACTGAATATTCGCCCCATCTGCCGCTCAAATACCTCGCCCTTGAGCCCTTTGAGGGACTCCGCAAAAGCCAGGGCCATACCGCCGCCACTCATGGCCTTGTTCAGCTTCACTCCAAGGCTGTCAGAAGCCTTTTTCAGATCCTGATCCGGCATGGAGAGGAGCCGTTTAGCCATAAGGTTGAATGGGCCGGCGAGTTTCAAGGTCCTTTCCATGAAGCGGAGCGCGCCGCTGTCCACGGCAGCCAGAAGATTGGAAGCGGCCGGCGCATGCTCCTCGCCGCCCAGGGCCTTCGATACGGCCGCGCGTTTTGCGCTCCCGGCTCCCTTGAGCCTGAGATTGATATCCGAAAGAACATCCATCCAGTTCCGAACGTTATTGTCCTTATCCACGGTGCTGATATCCATGGCATCAAGAATCCTCTTCAGCTCCTTGGGCGGCTTGGCCATGCGAAGGAATATGGCGCGCATGCTCGTTCCGGCCATGGAGCCCTTGATGCCGGTGTTATGAAGAATCGATGATGCGGCGAGGGTCTGCTCAAGGGATGAGCCGACATCGACGGCCGGAGCCGCCGCGTATTTCAGCATTTCCCCGAGGGATTCAAGGCTGGAAGCGGAGGAGGAATAGGCGGCCGTCAGGGCATCGCCGACCCGGGCCATTTCCGAAACATCGATCCTGAATCCCTGCAGAACCTCGCTCGTAATCTCGGCCGTGCGGGCGAGGGATGTCATCGAGCTTTCAGAAAGGGCCAGCATGCTAGGCATGATCGCGATCATGTCATTGGTTCGATACCCAGCAGTGGCCAACTCGTTATAGGCTTCAGCCACCTCCTTTGCTGTGAAGATCGTCTCAGAGCCAAGTCTTCTGGCTTCATCCTTGAGACGCCTGTACTCCTCGGAGTTGGCACCCGACATGGCCTTGACCCTGACCATGGCCTTTTCGAATTCCAGGGCATGCCTGAGCGGAGCCGTAAAGAGATAGCCGCTGCCAAGTGTGAAATAAAGATGGCTCATGGCCTGTGACCTTAGATCCCGGGCGCGATCCCGAAGACGGTTCAGCTCCTCCTGCCGGCGCGCAAGATACTGCTGACGCTCGATGGCCTGATTATGCCTTCTTTGGGCATCGGTCAGATCCTCGACACTCAGCCCCTGCTTTTGAAGGGAGGATGAGTAGCGATTGGATGCCTCCCTTGCCCTTTCAATATGATGCTCAGTCCCTGCCACGGAGGCCGCATGGTCGCGCTCCTTTTTTTCAAGCTGCTCTAGGCTTTCACCCGCCTGAGAGGCGGCTTTGGCATGTGCGCGATGCGCGTCGGTGGCCTCCTTTTCCTCCTTTTTGGCCTCGGCCATGGCCCTTCCGGAGTCATGGACCTGCCTTTCAAGGGCTTCGAGTTTGGCAGTCTCCTCTTCAGTTGGCATGCCTGACATGAGCTTTTTCTGCTCAGAAAGCTGGCGGTTCATTTCATCAAGACGGGCGGCAGCTTCCGCTGCAGCGGCTGCGGCTCTCCGGGCTTCAGCTTCATAAATGTGCATAGCATCGGAAAGTTCCCGGGCCTTGAGCTTTTCCTTCTCCAGAGCCGCGGTGATCCGCTGGATCTCTGCCTCGGGAGCGCCCCCTTTGATGGCAGCGCTACGGGTCGCTTCAAGGGTTCCAATTCTCGAATGCGTGACGGCCAGAAACTGCCGTTTGCCTTCAAGCGCTCCCTCGGCGCCACGAAGCATGCGATCGGCCGCAGCCTTCGCATCCCTGGCCTCCTTCAGGCCATTTCTGAGCCTTTCAAGCCTTGCGATCTGCTCCTCTGTGGGACGCCGCGAGGCTTCAATCGCGGCACGCTCCCTGCCGAGTTCCTCGCGGTGCCGTGCATGGGCCTCGGTTGCCTGTTTAACTTTTTCGCGGGCTGATTCCATCCTCTGATCAAGCGCGGCATAGGCGGCCTTCTGCTGCTCAAGCTTCCCCCGAACATCGGAAAGGGCCTTTTTCTGGGCCTCGAGTTTCCCGGTCAGCCCGGCGATGTCATCCCTTGTCCGCTGGAGCCCCCGCATCTCAGACGCGGTGCGCTTCATTTCCCTCAGCGCACTGTTTACCCCGCGGAGCCTTTCATCAGCCGTTTGAAAAGTGCTTTTGAACGCGCTGTCTAATGCTGCGCGGATCAATACACTGACCTGTCTCGACATTTACCGCCACCTCTCCATCACCCGGACCCTCATTCGAATCATCCAGCGCCCCCAGCCATTCCTCAAATTCGCCCATGGTCATATCCAGGCACTCAAAGGCCGTAAAACCATAGCGCTCGCGCATGACGGACACAGCCCGCATGATCATGCGGAGCGAGCGGGCCGGGTCGGCTTTTTTCCAGGCTCCGCCTCGCCCGCTTTGGCTTCGCGGTGCATGAGCCGCCTGACATGGGCGTTGATCACTTCCATATCCTCTATCGAAAGTTCATCGAGCGCATCAGCCGGAAGATCCTCGCAGAACGCTTCAATCATGGCCCGATCGCTTTCAAGATTGATCTCCAGCATTCGGACAAGATCCGGACTTAAAAGAGCATCATCAGAGAGGGAAAGGTCCATTTTAAGGCCCGCACTTTTCTCTGCGGCATCCCTGGCCACACGAAGCGATGCCACCTGATGCCTGAGCCTTGCGGTATCGGGAAGGCTGATGGCGGCAATTGTTTCTCCCTTGTGCTCAAAGGGGTGAATAAGCTTATGGATCACTTGGATTTCTCCCATCTTAAAATCATGGCTATGCCATTAACCAAGCTTCAGGTTCTTTCTTGCCGACTCGAAGTGATCGAGAGGCCCGTGCTTCACAACACCATTTTGTGCATCGACGGCGAAGATGGGGATATTGTCGCGCGCGACAAGGAGCGACATGAGATTCATCTCCAGCGTCTGCACGCCCGCCTTGAGATCACCATTTTTTGCCGATCCCGGGTCAATCTTGAGAATGGTCCCGCGCATCGCATAGATCAGCTCCGATGTCGCGCCGAGTGCATTCTGCATGTGCCCGTGAACCACGGCATCAACCAGCCCTGCGGTCGGAGCACCGGCCAGAACATAACCTTCGAAGGTTTGCTCGGACATCTTGAACGTCACGTCCATGGCTTCAAGCACGGTCGGCATCTTGATCGGCATCGCCATGCCGGCGTTCAAAACCTCCTCGGTCTTGTAGGCAATTTTCGGAAAGGTGACCTCCTCCACAACGCCCGCGTAGTCGGTCGGCCCCAGGATCAGGTTGAAGTTTTTGAGGTACAGGGGAAATTTAACTGACATTCACGCCTCCTCACTTGCAGCAGATGGCAACAGCAGTGCCTTTGATCTGAGGACTGACTCCCGATTTCCAGATCCATTCGCAGAACCAGGTGGCATCCTCGATGACAGGAGTCGAAGTCTGAAGCTGCACACCACTCCCGCTTGTTATATGGCAGCCGCCACCAACGAGGATTTCGCCACTGCCACAAAAAGCGGAAACTTCCGCCGTATGCAAAACAGTGGTTTCTGCCGAGACGCTCCTGCAGCTGCCGACCGTCCCCTTGGGTCCCTGAGGACCCATAGGTCCGGTATTGCCTTTTGGTCCCTGAGCTCCAGTTGGCCCCATGGGCCCTCTCTCTCCTTGCGGTCCTCTCAATTCTTCAATGCTGATCGAGCTTCCATCAGCGCAAACTATCTTTGGATTCCTCCGGTCGTCATACCAGCAGCCCTGTCCGGGCTCACCCATGTCACCTTTGTCACCTTTTGGACCCTGATCACCCTTTGGGCCTTTGAGCGCTGCGACTTCAATCGATGATCCATCTGCACAAACAATTTTTTGTGCCTGATTGTCGTATGAGCAGCCCCTGCCTGGGTCACCAGGTTCGCCCTTGTTACCCTTGTCTCCCTTAGGACCGGCCGAACCAGGTTTTCCTTCATTACCTTGAGGACCAGGTTCGCCTTTGGGACCGGCCGGTCCTGGCTCGCCTCGATCACCCTTCAAACCCTGCGAGCCGGCTTGTCCTTTCGGTCCCTGTGGCCCCTGAGGTCCGGGCTCCCCCTTCTCGCCTTTCGGACCCTGAGGCCCCTGAAGACCTGTGGGCAACCCGACCCATTTCCCTGTGGCATCAATCACCGGATTTTTGCCGACATGAAGCGAGCGGACATTCACATCAACAGGCATGTTCACATTGCCTGTGGCCCCGGAAACAATCACTGATGCAGGGCAGTTCACCCTGTCTTTGCACTCACCGAATGGGGCGGTTTTGTGAATTCTGAGCGTAAGATCCCCTCCCTTGCTGTTGGTGCCGATATTGTCGATAAGGTAGGTGTTCTCAAACGTGGGACTTTCATTATCGGAAAAAAGCGGTGCCGTTTGCTGCGCGAACACGGCAAATCCAAGACAGAAAATAGCTGCAAATAAAATCAGGCGAAATGAATTCATTGGGCTCCTTCCCCAAAATTTTCGTAGTATTTATTGGTGTTGAATCCTTCAAAATGAAGCGTCTCGGCCACGGCGGTTGGCGTGAAGCTGTACTTCCAGTAGACATCGCCGCGGGCCAGAGCATCGGCTGTGTTACGTTCCGTATCGCCCCTACATTCGCCGCCGACAATGGCTCCCTCACGGATCAGATCCGAAAAAAAGTTATTCACTTTTCTTTCAACCGCTCCTATGAAGTCGCGATTGATCCCTGCTGCCACGGCCCAGCGGGTTGAGGCGGCTATGGCCTCCTCGATGGCATCGGCGATGCGGACCTTTTGTATCTGACTCGTTTTTGAGTCCGATGAACTTCCTGTGCCCTTGGCTCCCCAGACCCTGAAGCCTCCATCCTCACGGATAAGGGTCGCAACCTGCATTGCGTTATACTGCTGGGCCGTAGACTCGGGATCATCCATCTCAAAGGAGACCCCCACATTTGTTCCAAGAATTCCATAAAGCGGCTGATTCGATGGCGACTGCCAGAAGTTGATCCTGGCAAAAACGCCGGCCACATGGGAGCTGGCCGGGACAGCACTGGTCTTGTCGCCGTCTGCGACCTTGACCTTCGGCGAGACGACATAAAGCCGCGTGTTGCCATTGAGGCCCCTGAATTTTTTCAGCTCTTTTTCATCCTCCGGGCCATCGACAATCGCAATCGCTTTAAGGCGCCGCGCAACGGCTACGAGTTTTGTCACAATTGGATTTGCGGTATCAGCCATGTATCAGCTCCCCCGTGGTCTGTTTCGATTGTTTTCGGGTTCCGGCGCAGGCGTCGGATTGGGTGCCGGCGTCGGGTTTGGTGCCGGTGCAGGATTCACCGTGTCCTGCGTGATCTCGCTGCCAAAGCCGGGCACAATCAGAATCTTGGGTTTGTATCCCGTCACCGATTTGGCCATCGGCAAGGCATCGATGGCTTTTAAAATGTCGGCCTGGGAACCCGATACTGACTTCACAAGGACCATGCGCGCAAGGCCCTGTTCCTGAACACCGATCACGGCCTCGTAAAGCGTTCCCTTGTCCCCCTTTGATCCTTCCGGATAAATGGCTTCAAGAGCGGCCTTTTTTCCAAGGAAAGCTGCAGGAAAATTGACGACAAGTTCCTTGCTTTGTGGCGCTGTTCCCACAATCCCGACAACGCTGGTTGATGGCGAACGGATTTCCTGGGCTTCGCCAGTCGCTTGGCTGATGATGATTCCATGCACGTAAAGTGCGTCACTCATATTTGACCTCGAATGATCCATGAAAGATTCGTTTAAGTTTGCCGCGGGCCTGAACTGATACGAAAAGAGCGGCGCGAATCGCCTCAATTTCCCGCTCGGATGGAATGTGCCGGGGATCGACCTCATACTCAAAGTGGGAAAGCGGAATGAACCTGATATTTGAAAATCCAACCCAGCGCATGGCCGTCCGAATTGCAAAAAGTGTCCCATGGAGCCGCATGAATTCCTGGATCTCCTCATCGAGCCTTTTGGGGTCAACGGCATACGGAAGGAGCGGCTCAAGGCTGTATTCCCAAAGGATGGCCTCCCTGATTTCAGGGTCCGCGCGAAGCCGGACGTTCTCTATCGGTGCCGGATCGAACGATGGATAAAGCTTTCGTAAAATCGGCTCAATCATGCTGTCTCCACCGCCAGATCAAGAGTGGAGATCACCGCATAGCGCTCAGGCTGAACCGGAATATTGCTGACAGGCGAGCGCAGAACCACTGACCGGACGCCTGTATGGTGCAGCTCCTTGATGATCCAGCTTACGGTCGGAACCCAGCCGAGACGCTTTTCGGCTTCAAACCTTTCCCGGAAATTTTTCTCAATCGTGGCCTTGTGATCCTGGCCAAATCCCGGCATGAGGGAAATCGTCGCTGCGATCGGAAAGGGCGTTGTGAGAGCCGCGCGGAATGTCACCGAATCCAGCGCAGGTTTGACCGTTTCCAGTTTGAAGGCTTCCGTCAGGGCGGAAACCACAGCCGCCTTGAGATCAGCTGCCTCGCTGCTCACGAGCACATGAACGAGAATGGCCCCGCCCGAGACCTGAACATGGGCATCCTTGACTGCGGCCGAGCGCGCATCCCTCCCTGTGCCAAGGGTGGCTTCGCCATAAAGAAATGAAAGGGCCTTGTACATGGCCACGGTTCCCGCCGGCGAGGCGAGATACCTTGTGCCGCGCATCCTCGCCCGGAAGGCTTCATAGTCCTCACCCGGACGGAGTTTACCCTTGAAGATAAATTCAAGGTCGTTTGACAGCCTTATAAGCTGCGCGTATGCCGCTGCGTTGGTCTTCTCGGTAATGATGACCCGCAGCAGGGTGATCTCGACCAGAAGATGATACGCGGGATCCGCAGGGGTCGGCCTTGTGAAACCAGGGATTTTCTCCCGGGCGAGAGCCGTAAAGCGATCGAGGTTCTCCTCGAGGCTTCTTTGAAAGTCGGGGGTTTCGATAATTTTTGGCAGCTGCATGACTATGTTTCCACTTCAATATTGTTTGTCTCAAGCTCAAGCGAGACCTTGATCCGCTCGCCGTTTTCCTGGCCGATGACCGTTCTGAGTCTTGCCCCGGGAATCGTGGCCTCGATGCTGTCGGAAAGGTCAGCCGTCAGATCCAGGACCGAGCCGGCTGTGATCTGGCGGCCGAGGTATTTCAGATGATTGACCCCGTACCAGCGGAGCATCGGCCGTGAACCTTTTTGCGTTTTTATCGCCCGCCTGACCGCCTGCCGGATCCAGGCTTCGCCACTGATGAGATTTCCCGTCCCTTCGTCCATTCCCATCATGTGATTTTTCCCTTCATGATCGGACCGCCATTGGGCGTTGTGCCTGTGACCACCGCGTTCTCCGTGATATGGCGGATAATCGCATCGGCGACCTTTTCCCAGGCCCCGTCCGCATCGCCGTCCGTGGACTTCGCTGCCGATTTGAGCGCGGCTGCGAGGCTTTGTTCAGAACCCTGAAGTGGCACATCATCCCCCAAAGGAATCAATTTTTTCAATCAGCCCTGGTAGCTCCGTGGCAGCAGGGAGAAGATTTTGCGGCCCCATCATGGTTGAAGTCTTTGATTTGCTGATCGACTTCAAAGCGTCGGAAATCGTCTTCATAAGCCCAAACTTTGCCCTGCTGAATATCTCGAATTTGTCCGTCCAGAACTCCATCCGCGACCCCTTCACAATCACGCTGAGATCATCCGGCCGTCTGATGGTGAGTGTGTGGGCCGCATGGTCATAGGAAAGCTCAAGGCCGTCCGGATATTTTCTAAGCGTGAGGTTTTTTTCCTTCGCGGGAGCCGGATGGGTCGATGAATATAGCCCGGTCAGGACAAAGCCTCCGGCCAGCTCCCCGCCCGGGGCCAGAACAAGACACTGCTCGCCAGGTTCAGGCGGATCCCAGTCGATCGTGTTTCCGGCGCGACGGGCAAAACAGGGGAGCCAGGTCGTGTAAAGATTCTCACCGAGCCTTACCCTGGCCCTGGCCCGCTCATGATCCACAGCCAGGATCTTCCCTGGCCTTAGAAGGTTATCCATGCGCCGCGAGAGATCCTGGATCGCCAGCTCATTATCCATCAGCCTTCTCCCCGTTGATGGTGGGACTGAGGACCGGACTTATGAATTGAGCTGCTGGACGTGGATACGGCCGCTCGTAATCAATTCGCGCCGACATCGTAAGCACCGCCACGCGCTGGCTGCCTGCCATGTCATGCGAAAATTCGACATTCATAAAAAGAAGCTTCAGGACCTTCCGCATGAGAGCCTCACTCGACTCGATCGCATGCTCGATTCGCGCGCGAAGATCAGAGAGTTCCTGCTCGGCATCACCTTTGACGATAAAGCCGCCTTCGATTTCGATCATGACCTGCCGACGTTCAAGACCATTGCCTTCCTCGATCAGCCTATCCCTGTGAATGAACATATTCACGCAAGGCAGATCCGCTTCGGATATCTTTTGCACGCGAGCGGAAAAACGTTTCCAGTCTGGGAGAGCCTTTCCGAGCACACATTCAATTTCGGTTCGGATCGCAATCAGCATTCAGAATGTTCTTTCCACGCTGCGTCCGTCGACCGGGTGAAGATCAATCTCCACGAGGCCTGCGCCGGACATTTTTTTAGGCTTGAGCGAATAGGTCTGGCCGGTCCTGAGACGCCTGATAACATCGCCGCTCTCCATCAGTCCCGCATCCTCATCCAGAACCAGGATACGGATCACCCGCGTAAAGCGGCCGGGCTCGAAGCCCTCCGCTTTTTCATCAAACTCTGTGAAAATTGCCTGAAACACATGCCCGTCAATCTCGAAGCTTTCGGAAAATTCAGGAGCCGGCATCAAGCCACCGTAACAAGTTCTGCAGTGTTCGGGTCAAAGGTCGCAAGCAGCGGCGCCGACTGCAGCATGACCAGCCGCTGGCTTGGATCCTCAATGGTCCATGACTTTAGGAAGGTTTTTTGCGGAACCAGATTGGCATCAAGATCATGAATTGCCCCAAAGAATCGGATGCCGTCCACCCCATCGCAGCATAAAAGCACCTGATTTTCATCGATATAGGCCTTTCCGTCATCGGAAACGGCGTCGTACACGTAGATATCAACGTTTCCAAAATTTCCTTTGTAGACGAGGCTATCAAAGGACTGGGCACTGGGTGTTTGCAGGAGTCGAAGCTCAGCGCCACGAATATAGTCAGGCAGCATCCTTTGCACTTCATCGCAGGAAAGAAAAAGGTCATAGGCGCTCTCGTGCATGATCATCATCCCTGGCCGCCTCTGCCTCAGGTTAAGACGGGCCATGTTCGCCTGTCTTTTCTGAATCCAGGAGCGCATCGGAAAAGCCTTGTTGGCCCAGGACTTGTCACCTGTGAGTTTGACGCCGAGTGATTTGTCGCGCTCAAAGTCGAGCACAGCATCAAGGCCATCGCCTTTGATGGTGAGCATTCCTGTTTTGACCACCTCGGCCGCCATGAGTTCGATCCTGTTCATCCATCTATCCTGAAGGCGCTTGATGTCTCGGGTCAGAAGGATTTCAAGACGCTGCATCGGGGTCAGCTCCCCACCAAAACCCTCGCCTGCGAGGCGGGTGAAGCCACGGTCGGGCGTCAGATCCGTTTTTTCCTTGATGTAGGCTGGTTTGAAGGACTTCGTCCGATAGCCCTGGCTTCTGATCATCGGGGCTTCGTTGAGCGGGTGAACGAAAGGGGCAATACCGGCTTTGACGCCAGGAGCCTCATCAAAGTAAACCTCCTCCCGCAGCGACTGGACCACCGTCGGAAAGAATCTATCCGCAAAAAACATCGGGCGCGGCACAAGGCGCTCGATAAGGCGGTTCAGATAGTAGGTGCCGTAAATGGGCAGCGTATTCATGAATCAGTCCTCCCCCTTGTCGATGAAAATACAGCGAGGGATCAGATCCTCCTCCACGCTCGAAATCGTGTGACCGCTCCCCACGTTAAGATCAAGGCCCAGAAAGGCGCCTGTTCTGAACACCAGGACTTTCCTGTCGGCATCCGTTGCGTCAATTTCATGCTGGAGAATGCAGACCGGTTTTTCACTTCCGTCCGCGATGGCTGTTCCGTCCTTTGCCGTTTTTGAGCACAAAACGTATTTTCCGGAGGCTGTTTTCCGCCCGAGAATTGCACCGGCCGTAAGCTTTTGGCCTTTTTCAATCGTCACCGAATCGCGGCGGGCCGGAAAATTGCCTCTATGAATAAAAGCCGGTCTATGTTCACCGGCCGTTCGCCAGGACGGCTGATAGTCGTAACTCATTTGCCCCCCCGGATTTTAAACTCATCGATTTTTTGCGATAGATGAAGAGCCGCCTCAAGCTGCCGATCAAGTATCGCTTTTTCGTCCCCAGTTCTGGCAGATTCTGACACTGGGGGGGTGTTGAGTTCAGCCAGCTGTGCATCGTGTTCCTTCTGAGCGGCATTCGAAATAGTTCGGAGCGGATTTTTTTGCGCTTCCTCAAGAATTTGCATCGCGGCATCCTGAACTGAAACACCGCGATCGATCAGGGCGCTTAAAAACCCATCCGACACCTGGCCTTTTCCGAGTGCTCGGATTCGGGATTTGCGCTGATCCTCAGCAGCAATGCGGGCAAGAGTCACCTTTTCGCCTTCCGTCATGAAATACCGGGCAATATCCGGGTACTCTTCGGCGATATATGCTGCCGTAATTTCTTCTGGCTTCACAGTCTTCTCCCCAAGAAATGATATGATTTTTTCAAAAGTTGAAATTCCATCGACAAGTCCCTGCGTACGGGCTTTTTCGCCCACCAGGACCCCGCCCTGGCCGTACTTTTCCAGGACAATCTCACGGCTTATGCCGCGATTTCTGGCCACTTTTTGTATAAAAATCTCAGCCAGGGCGTCGGCACGCTCCTGCAGAGCCTTTTCTCCTGCCTCTGTTCCTGGATCGATATTTTTGTTTGGTGATTGGCTTGCGACGACGCGAATTTCATTATCTGAAATTCCGCAGTGAGCCACTATTTGAACGCCAATGCTTCCGACGATGGCGGAATCCGAGGCATAAATCCTATCACAGGCACTTGCGATCCAGTATGCAGCGGACGCGCCATAGTCTGAAATGTAAGCGAAAATCGGTTTTCTGCCCCGGGCCTCAAAAATAGCGTCCGACAGCTCTGAGCAGCCTCCGGCTTCACCACCAGGGCTGTCGATTTCAAATAGAATGCTTTGAATCGAAGCGTCCTCTATCAGTCTATGGAAATCGTGCATTAGTGTTTCGTATGCGGTGGCTCCGCAGTGCCTAGTCATGAGATTTGAACGCATGAAGAGTGAGTCACGGACCGGGATGATGCCCACCCCGCCCCGATTGTAAGCCCTGTGGGCATTTTTCACCGATTCGCCAGGAAACCTTTCAAGTGCTTTTCCCCTTTTATGAGTCCTGACTACCGAGATCAGATTTAGCAAAGCCTCATCAGTCATGGCCCAGTTGGTTTTCATTAGATAGTTAAGAGCGTAAGACAAAAGGCACCTCGCGTTGGCACGAGGAAAAGATAGATTGATGGGAGACAGTTGTGAAGTTTTCGATTGTCCGCTAATTTGCGGACATTTGCGAGCAGCTATAGGTATTGACAGACTTACTTCTACCGAATTCGGTCAGTTATGGTTCAACTCTCTGCATTTGATGGATGGGATAGATTGTTACAAAAAGTTGGATTGAATCGTCAGAGGTCCCTTATCGATGGAATCGAAATTTTCGAATCCGGATCTTCTGTCTAAGAAAATAACAAGCTGCTCATTGCGTTTCCGATTTCTGATCCTGCCTTGAAAAAATTCGCTGCTCCTCTTCATACTCGCGAATATGCTTTTCAAAGTCGCGTCCCTGGTTCTCAACAATCATACGCCGAGATTTGACACCATTTTCAATGTCCACTTCATTTGCCCTGGCCTCCTTCAAGGGATCAATTGACTCCATCTCGCTTCCGCACCACTGGGTGCAGAGGTAGGCCCGGCGTTTAAGTGGGTCCTTGAAGAATTCCGGGGCTTCGAGCATGCCTGAGCGTATCGCATCAGTGATTACCCATTCCCACACCGGCTGACAGAATTCGGAAACCAGCCAAGCCCTGCGCGTTTTGAATGCTTTCCAGGCCTCCAGTATTGCGCCTCTTGCGGCAGAGTAGGACGACTGGAAGTGCTGGGTCAGCACTTCATAGGGGATGCTCAGTCCAATCCCAATTTGCTTGATGACGGCCTGAACGAAAGGATCATAGTTCGAGTTGGGGCGGCCTGGAGCGGCGGCACTGATCTTTTCGTTAGGCAGGAGCCGAACCAGCTTTCCTGGACCGAATTTGACCATCTGACGCTTCGGCTCCACCTGCCCTGTAGGAGGAGAATCCCGATCCTCAATGGCATCGATATCATTGCCAAAAATGTCGGACTCTGAGGTGACAAACATCGAGAAATAGGCATTGATCACAGCCGCCGCGATCTCTGCGTCGGAATACCGGGAAATCTGTTTAAACTTCTCAATTATCGGAGCCAGGGCAGGCTCGCCACGACTCTGTCCGAGAAGCCTTTGATGATAGACGTGAAGAGCCAGAGGCATTCCTTCATCATCGAAGCGCGGCACACGAACGGTTTCCCTGCCCACAAAACGATCAGGACCTGCTTTTACGATGTGATAGGCGATTGGAAAGCCATCCCTCAGCTCCACTCCTTCGCGTATATCAATATTCGGATCAGTGCACCGGTCGGGATTCTGAAGCCTTGCACCATCGATCAGCTGAACTGTGGTCGATAGTATTGCGCCTGGGCGTTTCGCATGCCTTCGGATGGCCACACAATCCCCATCAAGAAAGGCCGCTCGCAGCACCTGAGCCTGCATCATTGGAAAGCTCGCCTTTCCATGAAAGTCCGCTGTATCCGACTTCATATGCAGCTCAAATATTCTCTCGGCCCTGCGCTCAAGCTCCCGCGCTTTGGCCTCAGGAATCCCGATCAGCTCATGGTCAATCCTGGCCTGGGGCCTGATGCCATCAGACACCACGTTGGTTACAAAATTTTCCACGGCGCCCCGGGCAATGCCCTCGTTCCGATCAAGATCGCGCGACTGATCACGAAGGGTCGGCATGGCTCCGAGCAGCGCCTCGTCAGCGCTTGCAGTGGCAGGGTACCACTCGGAAGACGCCATACTGCGCCGCGACGTTGACCGATACGGAGCATCGGCCGTCGGCTCGGTCCAGGCGGACTCCCTGGTAAACCAACCCTTCAGTCGGGCAGCGAGTGATGGCTTTTGGGCCTTAACGGGGGATTGCATCGACCATTCCTCCTCCCCTTCGGCGTGTGATAGCCAGCTTCAGCTGAGCCTCCCTCCGATAAAGATCCCGGAGATCCGCCCTGGAAACCCTTCGTCGATTTTGATTGACCTCAATATCAATCTCCTGACCACCGTCCTCGACCCTGGCTATCGCCTGCTGCACCGATTTCAGCTGCTCTTCAAGAGTCATCTCCCTGCCCTTTTCTCAAAGTTTTCACAAACCTGGTCGATATTAATCCCATCCATATTTTCGCGTGCTGCGTGCGCGTACCTCAGGCAGTCATGGGCATGATCAGCAACTCCTGCAACGGTTTCGTAGACCATCTGAAACTTCCCTTCGACCTTCCGCCAGATTTTCTTCGGAGCCGCGAGCTCCTTGAAAAAGGAATCGGGGAGGTTCTTATGAAAGTGGATGATCTCCGCATCACGATACCGGGCCTTTGGGTTGGTGCCGAGGGCCTCGCGATACTCCTTCATTCGCTCCATAGAGCGCTCCAGGGACGAAAAAAGGCGGCCATGGGTCGCGAGCTTTCCAACCGGGAAAAGGAAGACCTTGGCCTCCTTTTTTATTGTGGGATGATCGATATAGGGAGCAGCGGGGCCTTTGGAGCCTTTGATCGGCAGGATTCTTTGCTTTATATGCCGGCTGCAGAAGTCGTAAACCGCCCCGGTGTTATGACCGCCGGTATCAACGCAGGTGGTCGCAATGCGAAGTCTCGATACGCCATTGCTGTGCGGATAGGAAGTCCTGAGCCTTCTTTGAACGCGGGCCCAGAGCTCGGGAGCGTTCGAATCCCCCGGCTCAATCCAATAGTCGAGCACCCAGCTTTCGTTCCCGCAGCCCCAGCCCACGACCACAATGTCAACATGAGTCGGGTGGGTATCGACGCCCGCGGTGATTACGCCTATTCCCTCCGGAAGCTTTGCCTCCGGCCAGTAATCCTCCCTCAGTTGCATCAGATCGTTTGGATCACAGCTAGTGATCGTATCGTCCTCGTAGGGCTCGCCCAGGCAATTGTTGACAAAGACCTTCATTTCGACTGGATTGGCCAGACCTTTTCGAAACTGCTGCAGGCTGCTTTTCCATGACCACATGCCCGGAGGGGCATAGAGGGCCGGCAGATGATAGCCTCTGCCACCATCCACTGAAGTGGCAGTAGGGCGCCACTCCGCACGGGTCAGCATCTGGATTTTGTCCTGCTCGAAATGCCGATAGCCACAGAGGATGCAAGGATAGGCGGGATCATCCGTCGTAAGATCAAAATTTGCCCACACCAGAACCTGCATTTCACCGCAGCTGAGGCAAGGCACGAAGAGCTTTCTCTGATCAGTAGTCAGGTATTCCCGCTCTATCCGGCAGTAGTCTCTGATGGTGGGCGTGGAGTTGTAGAAGATTTTCTTGCGGCCGTCATAGGCCGACGTGCGGCCGAGGGCGAGGCCGCACGGATCGCCATGGCCCTGACAGTCCTCATCGTAAGCAGAAACCTCATCGAACGCCAAATACTGGGCCGACTCCGAGCGCAGGGATGGTTCCGAGGTCGATGTTGCAAGGTTGATATGGCCACCAGGAAACTGCTTTGAAATCAGAGTGTCCTTTTCCCGTTTGCTGTCGGGCAGCTGTTTCTGATATTCGGCTACCCTCTCACGAAGATCGCGACAGTTTGCGATAATGGGATTGATCCTCTGCTTGGAAAATTTCTCCCGCAGCTCATCGGTCGGCTGCACGATGATCATGGGAGCTGGCGCCACCCCCATCACCCAGAGCATCCAGGCGAGGATCGTGAGTGTCCCTCCTGTCTGCCAGCCTTTCATCAGAACAACACGCTCGATGCCGTTATCGGGCATAAGCGCATCCATGAGCTCGTGGAGATAAGGAGTTCGAGAAAAATCGACGAGACCCGGGAAAGGGTTTTTGCCGGATACGAGATAGAGGTTTTTTTCGGCATATTCAACAATACTGATGTCAGGGTTCGGCATCAAACCGTAATAAAAGTCAGGCACCACCGATCCGAGGCTTGAAGTCATCAGGTCACGCTTCAACGGACTTCTCCATTGAAAGCACCGCAGCACCAAAGCGTTCGTCGAGCATGTCTCTTAGTGCTTTTCTGATCGTGGCCTTTTGAAAGGTGCGGAATGCGAGCCCCATCTCGTCAAGGTCCCCGGCAAGGGCCGTCACCGAATCGTTCCCATGCCTTTTTCGGAGAAATTCCACGACAAGTCGCTTCAACTCAAATTCACTTTCATTAGGGACATTTAAGAGGCTATCCCTTGTGCCGCGGGCGACGGTAAAAGCCTCGGCACGGAACTTTTCAATGCTTGTCAGCCTCCCAGCCTCCCGCTCAAACGTCAGTTTCTCCAGCAGAGCTTCATAGTGTCGCTTGACCCGGTTGGCCTCTGTCACGCTCATTTCATCATGGGGCCAGTCAGATGGAGTATCCGCCGGCCGATTGTCCTTTCTATGATCCTTGTTCTGAATCCAGGCGTGGCACCCAAGCGAAATTATGATTCGAGTGCCATCCTTATCCTGAATGACCGCTCCCTCAAGCCTTGTCCCATTCTTGATCGCCCTCAGCACAGCCGAATGATTGACCCCAACTATCCGGGCAAATTCTCTGATCGAAGCTGTTGGCAAATCCAAAGCATGACTCCTGAGCCGGCATATCCGGCACAATCGAGTCATAACTCATATCTGATTCACTACAAAGTTTGTGAGTGTCCGCAAATTTGCGGACGCAGGGAATGCTTAAATCCCTTGAAAGTCCGGCTTCACCCGGCAGGAAGAGACATCGTAGTGTCCACAAATTTACCAGGGATAGGTCTATAAGTCTTTCAGCTAAAGATGTTCACGAAGGCAAGTGGTGCCGGTGACGCAAAATTTTTATCAAACCGAGCGGGAGGGGGTGGTTGATCGTCAACTGACCGTTTTTATTGATGAAAGGACCCATGCAATCATAGAAGTTGACTTCGCGCGCAAAGAATTTTCATCAAGTCATATCGCGGCATTGTTCCCCTCTTCGTCAAAAAAAGTGACAAGGAAACCTGCATCACAGTCTGCGCATCGAGCGTCGATGGAACTCTTGGCGGGTTTATCTTCGGTCAGGTAGACTTTGCAGAAGGGGCAATGGAATCCCCAGCAGTCTGTTTCTCTATCTTCAATATCTGCAAATACACGTCGCATATAGCTTTCCTTCAGTTCAGGCGTGACTATATAACGACTTGTTTGGAAAAGGAATGCGGAACCAGTTTCGCACTTAGAAGCTGGAAATGGGGACCATTCGCTTCCGATTGTAAACCCCATATCTCGATTAATTCTCTTAAGTAACAGATTGTTGCAATATTGAAACTGTTCTTATAGACTCGGGTTCAAGCGACGAAAAATGATTCGGAACTCAACTTATGATGTCAAAAAAAAATCTTAAACGTCAATTGCGTAAGGCAAAGAAAATGACTCAACAGCGGTCGAGTGTTGGAAATCCCGAAGACCTTGAATCTTTAAAGCGTTGGCGCGAAAGACATTTTGTAAGTACGTCTATCAACGATGGAGACCATCTAGAAGAAATTGTTCAAAAAATCTGTGAAAGAATTGGCGTTCCCGACCTCGTGTTTCGAACCCCCAAATTCATGGATGGACCAAATCAAAAGGAAGTGGCTGACATTCTCGTTTTACTTGGTACTACTCTGATTGCTTTTCAGATAAAGCACAAAACCCTCAGCCCTGAAAAAGACGAAGCCACGATTCTGGGGCGCGCTGGGGGATTAGTAGACAAGGCAATAGGTCAATTTGAAACCATTATTCGTCTATTGAAAAATCGCTTGCTGCCGCCTCTAACAAATCTGAGAGGAAATCAGATCGATATTGCTTCGACTCCAAATCTGAATCTTGTCTGCATTTCCGTCGTAGCTTTCCCTGGCGTTGAAAATTTTCCTGAAGAGAAAAAGTTCGAACTCCAGAATGGATTTAGACTTTTTCGAGACTATCCTGTGCATATCTTCGATATCAATGACTTTGACAAGGTTTCAATCGAATTGGATACTTTGCCGGATCTTCTAAGTTATCTTGATCGACGCCGCGACATGCTAGAAGGACAGATGATTGGCGATCTTAATGAACTTGATTTCTTGGCTTTCTACAAAACCAAGCTACCCGAAATTGAAGAGGAATTCGCAGGGCCGATCGATGGAATAGCATTGGAGCCAGGAATTTGGGACTATTATGTATCTCACCTCGCGCCTGCAATCATTCGGAGAAATGAGCTAAACTTGACTTCATATATTGTAGACAAGATTTTGCAAGGATCACATCGGTCAATCGGGTATGAAATAAATCATGACCCAGAGCTGTTAGCTGTTGCTCCTCCAGGATCCGTCGAAGCGCATTTTCAGCTATCGACAGATTTGGCCAGTCTTAAGCGTCTGGCCAGACGCGCGATTGGAGAAGCTGTGAGAGATTGTGCATTGCGAGCAGATGTAAACTTGAAGACAAGGCGCTTTCCTATTGCTTTCAGAGTAATTAAGCACCTGGATGATTCGGAAATAGCAGTAGTGATTTTGACAGTAGTTGATGCTGAGGTTAGTCGGCAACAGCGTGCTGCTTTGCTTCGAAATGCCTGTTTCGCTGCATATCGCAGATTGGAGTTGAAAGCAGTAATCGGAATTGCCATTGAATCTGCTTCATCGCTGCAAAGATCCGAAGATTTTTTTGTGGCGAGGGACGTTGTCTTTGACGAAGCATCTGCCAAAGCAATCGACGAATTTGCAAACAGGACATTTGGTCCCTTGAAGGGGTTAAAAAGCTCCGAATATGGAGGGGATGATATTACTCCGAAAACTTGAAGGATATCGTAGTTTTGAATGACTCTTAGCTAAGGGTGGAGTTGCTAATGAGGCAATGCTTCAATTTTGGATAGCTATTGAAATCGTGGATTTTCCCCAAACGGAACCCCATGGCATACAGGAACAGACACGATGATCGGCTATTCCGTCCTCCAACAAGTCATCGAAGTTCAAGCCTGCCAGACTCAAACACCTCGCTCTCGATAATGCACTCAATTTTTTCTGCCGCTCAATAATGGGAGTAGCACCTAAGTTTCCGCACTTATGGCTCGAAGGTCTACAAGGCTTTGGCATGGGCAATTATTGCATATTCATTCATTCGGTTACCCGCCGAGAAGGCATTATATTCGGCAGGAGGTACTGTGATTAAATTTGAAACCGCAAGCTCTCGTTTATCTGCAAAGATAAATTCACTACCTGAAACAGACACAGAAGCACTCCTTCCCGAAGAAGTAAAAAAAATACTACCAATTATGGCACCCAAAGATCGTAATGATTTTAACTTCTACATGGCACATATAATCGCCAAAAAATCCTCCCAAGAAAATGAGATTGGTTTGCAGAATTGGCTTCGAGAAGGAGTTGTAGATCGAATAGGTACCGGTCATCTGCGGATGTCTGAAATAATCGATCTTTCCAATAGGATTTACGCCGCACATTTGAGCAAGAAGCCATCAAAATCAAATCGCCAAGATGATTACTTTAAGAGAATTATTGAACTACTTATTCAGATTTCGAGGGAGTTGGCCTTCCAATGAAGTTCTTTCGATGCATAAAATTTGAGAACTTGATCCATTCGCTAGACCGGAAAGACAGTAAGAAATGGACACAACTTGGGGCTAAAACTGAGGATCCATGGTGGACACTCAAAGAAAACTACGAGTATGCAAAATCATTTGTATCCAAGGTGATTACAAAACAGCAATCAGCATTTATTGAAGGCAGCTTCAACTACTCAGCTTATCAGGGCGCGCGCTTTAACCCTCCTAAAAGTTGCCGATCACTGTATCTCAGCGAAGATCCAGAAACATCTCTATTAGAAGTTTCATATCATGTCTTCAGCAAGAACTTCAAAACACTAAAGAGCTTTAATCAAGCACAACAAAACTCCAAGCTTACTTTCAAACGAAGTTTGCCTGAAGTTCTGGATTTCTACTTGGTTGTCTTTCACGTTGAATGCAATCTCGCTAAAGCAAATATTGCTGATATGTCGAATCGGGAAAATCTCTACAATTGTTTGGTGGAACTTGGTTATGATCGCTATATCGATAAGAACAAAAGACACAAGGATTCAATTAATTTTTCAATGAGCAATGACTACAGCATTTGTCAGCAACTAGCAGCTTGTTCATTAGCCAAAGGAATAAAAGGCATAAGATATGAATCCGCGCGTCTTTCAGAAAGACGAAATCTAGTAGTCTTTAAAGACGGACACATTACCATTGGCCCTGAATTTGCGATCGTAAATGTACAATGCAAGCCTTCGTTTGAGGATAGGCGCCATGAGTTTAAAATTTATCAGGGGGAAAAGCAAATCTCTCGTTACCTATTGGACCCTATCCACAAAAGGTCTTTGAGAGTCGTCCATCGCTTTCAGCCGATCGACGGAGTCAAAGACGACAAAAGGGAAACTATACAGCAAAAATTCCACGCCGCTTGATTTTGTTTATTCCGTTCCCTTAGAGACAAGAGCCACTCTTACTTCCCGCTTGGCATTGTCAGCCTGCAATCAGGAGTCTAATTGACGGAGAAAGCCAAAAGTTCATCGATCCTGCACAAGCTATATCTAACTACGCTAATGCCGCTCCTGGCAGTTGGCGTTCCATTGTTTATTACTGCAGCCATCCAGATTGTTCATGATAGGACTGTGGTGGCTGAGGACGTACAATGCGTGAAGAATAGCGTAGAGTGGGGTTCATGCACACCCCAGGAATTGGAGTCCTTTGAGAGGAAAATCGGCTTCCGATTCCCTGATGATTATCGGGCTTTTATTCTGGAATCCAACGGTGGAACACTAGATTCCGCGATGGTCTTCAAGGGCAACAACCAAGGCAAGATGGTTGAAGAGGGCATAGAGACCTTTTACGGATTTGGAGCACCAAATTGGGCGGATATCCAAAGTTCTTATCAAACCTATCATATCAATCAAAGACGAATGCCGGACTATCTGATAGCTATTGGAAGCGATGCAGGGGGAAACCAGATTGCAATGCTTTTGAATAATCTGGCCTTTGGATATGTGGTCTATTGGGATCATGAAAATGAGGTGGACTTTGACGATCCTGAAGAAGCAAAAAGCCCGGTAAGAAACTGCACACTCATAGCGAAATCATTTAGTGAATTTTTGGCTATGCTTCAATCTCAAACATAATCAATCCTGATGCAGGTAGGTTTTCTTGCGGAGATAAATACTTGTTATCTTAGATTTTTAGTGCCAGCGCAGCCGTCGTGTGACTCCGTTCAGACTTCATACTCTCATTTGCCTGCGGCATGCCTTCCGGACTTAGACCGATCCCACGCCGTTGCTCAGGGCTTAAATCCGGTCCATTCAGTTTGAACGATTTTTGTTAGACTTTGCGGTTAAACAATAGGGAGATCAGAGAGGGATCATATTCTGAAGCAGTGGGACGCTTGATTGCGTCCCAGATTGTCGATACGAGTCAGATAATGCGGACGGCGAAGAATTCACTATTGATGTTTGCGCCATTACGGTAAATGCTGGCACTTGCCGTACCTCCACTCTCAGACTTATTCGCCCTTATCTTGTATGTTGTGGAAGGCGAACTCGAAGGAATATTTGCAACAAAAGAAAATGACAAACAGCTAATAATATCCGCAGCAGCAGCGGACGGACTATAAACATAAAGCGCTTTGGCTTGCTCTTGTACGATGTTGTCTAGACCATCCGTGATAGATACGTTGATTTGAGAAGTCGCACCAGTTGCCGCTGCTGTTGATACCCGAGCACCAATATTAGCAATAACCAGCCATACACCAGGAGTCAATGTGATTGAAGCATTAGCCCAATCAGAAGTGCTTGTGCCAAACGATTGCGTTGACGGCGGAGTTTCCCACGTGATTTTCTGTCCTACGTATCCCTCTTCAATAGGAACACCGTCATTCTTACCCACAATGCCACCTGCTGGGGTAATCGAGCCATTAAAAATCTTATTGCCACCAAACGTTTGAGTAGTACTGTCGGCGCCATGAGTTACGATTCCTGAAGTGGTAGGCCCTGCTGGAACAGTAGCTGCTGAAAAGTTGTGCCATGTGTTTGACCCTATATACCCATAGAATGCTTCTGATCCAGGGGATCCATCGAAAATAATCTCACCTTTGACAGGATCCAAAACACTTTCCGTACCGCTGACAGTTGGAGCATTAAATCCTGCTCCTCGAAACTCTTCGCTTTGCGCAAAAACTGAACCGGAAAATGTGAACAGCAACGTAGTACTAATCAGCAAATTTCTCATCGTATTCTCCTTATTGAGATAATGTGATTCAATTTGGTTATGGGGTCCACGTGGGTTTACTTGCCAGTTCAATGTCCCCCGAGACTGACCAAGTGGTGTTTATGGACACTACAGAGCTAAGCAGAATTTCGATAACCCCGCTCGACGCACTTAAAGCCGCTATGGAGGTTCCGGACGTCTGTGCATTATTGTTGTGTACAGCTACAGCCTACTTGCTGTTGACGCCTGTAATGCCGGATACCGTAAGCGCCACAACGTTGCTGTTTGCTTGGCCTGAGATAGTTCCACTAAGGTTAAATTTTAGGCGAAGGTTGCCGTCTTGGTCTTGGTAATAAATGCCAACTGCACGCGTGGTCGTCCAACCTGTTCCTGTTACAGTGAAGTTAACTTGCCCCATTCTTGGAGCAACCAGCCCTCTTTCATCACTAGTCGCCAAAGCAGAACTCTGCTCGAAGTGAGCGATTTTTGTTCCTGTGGTTGTGTCCAGAAATGATTTCGGACCTGCAAACTCTTGCAAGCTAGGTCCAGCCGTAACAATACCAGGGGTCGTAGGACTTGCGGGAGTCGCAGACGCCCCAAGGTTAATCCACTGCGTCCCGTCATACCCGTAAAAGGCAGACCCGGAATCATCAAAAATTATATCACCGAGGACTGGCCAGTCTACACTTGAAGTTCCATCTACTGTTGGTGCATTGAACACACCACCACGCAACGGCTCATTAGAAAATCCTGTCATCGACAGGAAACACATCAATGCAGCACTTAATAACAAATTTTTCATAGTATTTCCTTATAATGTGACTCTTTCTTGTAACAAACTGAGGAGGGGGCGCTATCGCGATCCCTATTGGCTTACGAGTGGATTATTGAATGCGAACTGCGAGTAGACGCGTATTCTGGTAAGTGCGGATGGTGTTAGAACCTGACCCTGCAACTGCGTGACGCAAAACAATCGTTTTAGTACCCGAGCCGATAATGAGAGGATGAATGATACTAAAAGAGCCGTACTGAGAGTCTCCCACAGAACCCGGACTTACGCCAATAAAAATGTGGCTTGATTGATTAGCCAGCGTAACCCCATCTGTGGAGTTATATATCTCCGCGTATCCTTGTGTTGAACCGCCGGTACTAAATGATGTAAAGTCCTGAGTCCCCATAGCAAACACAAGCCAGTTACCTGCCGTAAGGTTTAAGCTCAAACCGGATATTGCTACAGGGCTACTCGAAGTCGAAGTTTGTACTGATCCGAGTGTTGCGGCTAGAGTTTCACCCACATAACCTTGCGCTACAGGTACACCATCAGTCTTACCCACGATGCCACCAGCGGGAGTAATTGATCCGTTAAATACCTTGTCGCCACCAAAAGTTTGAGCCCCAGTTGTTCCGTCAGTTACGATCCCTGAAGTACTAGGACCTGCAGGAGTGGAAGCTGCCGAGAGGTTATGCCATAGGTCAGTTGCACCAGCATATCCATAAAAAGCACCCGTATTCGCTCCTGAGGGTACAAAGACGATCTCACCCTGAGCAGGATTGGCAACTCCTTCAGTATCAGTTACCGTGGGAGCATTAAAGCCCGTTCCACGAAGCTCTTCGTCTTGCGCTAAAATTGAACCGGAAAATATGAATGGCAACACAGCACTAAACAGCACCTTTCTCACGGTATTTCCTTTATTGAGAAATATGATCCAAATTTCATAATAGACAGTGGGGACGCTGGATTGCGTCGCTAATTTTGTGCATTATTGGATGCGGATTGCAAAGAACTGGGAGTGCGCAGAGGCTACATTGCCAGCTGTTCCTGTATAGTCAGCACTAGCAACAGCATAAATTGTTGTATCGGAAGAAACATTGAAATATGCAACGGATGTTCCAGGGAATCTTGCATTGGTTACTCCGGTTGACTGGTCCCTTGTTAGAGAGGGCGTTTGTAACGTGGCGCTGATTGTGCTGATAGACTGTTGGAATAGGGTCCACGTCGACGACGGAGGAGCGGCTCCCAGTTTTAGAAATGCCATCCACACTCCAGGAGTAAGAGTAATGCTGCCACCGGTAACATTGAACCCAGTCCCAGTCGCTGCAAATGTAGTATCTGAAAGCGTGGCAGTCTTTTTCTCTCCAATAAGGCCTTGTGCAATGGGCGCACCATCAGTTTTTCCTACTATTCCGCCAGCAGGAGTGATTGAGCCATTAAATGTCTTGTTACCACCAAATGTCTGGTCTGTATTAGTTACATATCCAGAGGTACTAGGGCTAGCTTCAGTCGAAACTGCAGAAATATTCCTCCACGTTCCGGTGTTATCTAGCCCATAGAAGTTATTGTCACTGGTATCAAGAATGATGTCGCCTTTGAAAGAATTCTCCCAATTGTCTTTGTCGCTTATTGAGGGAGCGGTGACTCCACCTCCGCGGAGCTCTTCTCCTTGCGCAAAAATTGAACTCGAAAATGTGAACAGCAACGCAGCACTAACTAGCAGCTTCTTCATCGTATTTTCCTTTATAGAGATAATGTGATTCAAGTTTTGTAGCAGACATCAATCGATATTGAAGTGAAGAAAACTTGAGTTGAAAAATTCAAACCTTTATTAAATTAGCGGTTTCTTTAATCGTATGTTCTACGGTGCAGACAAAAATATAGGATCTTGATTAAAAAATGACCGCGAATAATGTTGCATTCGCACGCTTACCTAACGCCATCCAGTGCAACCTCTAAAATCGGTTTAGCTGATCATGACGATTTGAAGTCTGATTCAATCCATGCAGGATCCGAAGGAATGGATTACACTTCAAAGGAGTCTAGGGACGCTGATATCAGCATGAATTCGTAATTGACTTAGATAGAGAGTCGGATGAGGGAATCGCGGCAGCGGCCCCTATTTTTTTACCGTCGATTAAGTTATGACCCAAAGCGTTTCTCTCGCAAGAAGTATATATAGTTGATTCAACCTCAATGATCGAGGGCGAATAATGAGGACCTAAAGGCAAATCGGAAGAGCTGGAGCATCGTAGTCAACCTGCGATTGTCCTAATTCTCGAACATGACTATTCAATGGACGAGGCAGCAGAAGCAGCCGGCGTGTTGAGAAGAATTGTGCATCGCTAGTTGATGCCAATTCGTCATGATAACGATCGAAACAATGATCCACCGTGGCCTCCACCTGATCATCAAAATGCCAGAGGGGTTTCGTATTCTTCTGGTCCTTGAGCAGATAGAGGATGCGAAAATGCTTGCCGTTCATTACCCGCTGGAAAATCCCGACATGAGGATAAGGCTTCCAGGAAGGGTTCTGCGAAAAGTCAAACTTGAAAACATCCTTGCGGCCGCGTAGGGCATTGGGGAACATGCCTCGCGGAATGAGGGACTTGGCAGAACGCCTTGCCGTCTTGGGGATTGCGACATGGCCATCAGGCTTCCACGTTTCGCCGTCCTGCTGCTTGACCATGTAGCCGTCAACCGAGAAGACACGGGCCTCAAGGTCATCGCCCGAAGCCAGGTCCGCCCGGATGCCTTTTCTCGTCCACTGGTTTCGCATTGTGAACCGCTGGGGAAGGTCGGCTCTCACCCTGGATGCGGCCTTGTCAGCGGTCTGGTTCAGCGCCTTCTGCAGGCGCTTTACCTCCTCAATCAACTCAGCCGCTGACCAGTTGGGGGAGCGATCGTCGTCAATCACATCTATGATCAGCATGCTGACCCCAATTCAGCGGATCGCCCAGAAATCTCCGGAAAGCTTTGGTTCTTCGATAAAGCGGTATGGAAGATAGCCATAGCCCTGCTCACCCCAATCCTCACCCCAGTCCTCGCCTCAGCTGTTGCGGATGATAAGGGCCTCTTTCGTGTCGTCGTAGCCGCATACGAGAACGGCATGACCATCCTCGCGCTTTTCGCCTGCCGTCATGCTCGGCCGGAAGGGGGAAAGGGCATTCTCTTTGGGTTCGGAGCACCCAATGGTTACACTCAGTGTCCATCGATTTACCAGGGGTTTCTATGAAGGCCCTATGGGGTCCGCTTTTCACAGATCTAAGTGGTGCCGGTGACGCAAAATTTTTATCAAACCGAGCGGGAGGGGGTGGTTGATCGTCAACCATTGAACCTATGAGCTCTAGAAGGACCCTTAACTTCTATTCCCTGGCAGAAAAGGGCTCCATGCACTTACTTACTAGCGAGGATAACTATTCAACGTCGGAAAAGTGCTTCTGTATGATCTAAACTCATAATTTTTTCTGAATGCCTATCTAGCAATAATAAATCGACGTTAATCTTATCCCTTTGTCTCGCGCTCGACAAAACAGAGAAATTACCTGACGCTTTTATACAACTGCTTAATACGGCTCATATAATCATTAATTATTAATACCCGTCCAAGAACAAAACCTTCAATTTATCCAGCTTGTTCCGACACCTTATCAAAGTAATTTCTTATCGAGGATTGTGCTTTGACGCTTAGCTGGAATGAGATTCGTAAAAGAGCAGTAGCGTTTTCTAAAGAGTGGAAAAACTGTAATGCCGAGCGCGGTGAGTCACAAAGCTTTTGGAATGATTTCTTTGCAATATTTGGAATATCGAGAAGACGAGTAGCAACCTTCGAATTCCATGTAAAAAAGATAAACAATAAATCTGGATACATTGATCTCTTTTGGCCAGGAACTCTACTTGTTGAGCAAAAGTCATCTGGCAGAGACCTTAAAAAGGCTTTTGATCAAGCAATCGAATACTTTGAAGGCTTAACCGAAGAGGAATTACCCCAATATATACTTGTCTCTGATTTTAAAAGATTTGCATTTCATGATTTGGAAGGTTCCAGCGAACCAATTCTTTTTGACCTAAAAGATCTACATAAGCACATTCACCTTTTTTCTTTCATACTCGGACATAAAAGACAAAACTTTGAGCACTCTGAAGAGGCAAATATCAAGGCAGCTGAACTCATGGGCCAGCTTCGCGACAGTCTATGGAAGGGTGGTTACAAAGGAACAGATCTTGAGGTCTTTCTTGCTCGGTTGATGTTTTGCCTTTTTGCAGACGACACTGGAATTTTTGAAACAAAAGATCACTTCACTTACTATCTCGAAACCAAGACAAGAAAAGACGGATCCGATCTCGGGTCACAAATCATCAACATTTTTGATACTCTAGATACGCCTCAGAACAATAGGCAATTGAATCTTGATGAAGACCTTTGCAAATTCCCCTATGTTAATGGCGAGCTATTTCGCGATCGCATAAAGATTCCAGCATTTTCGTCTGAATCACGAGAACTGCTCCTTAAGTGCTGCAAATTTAACTGGGAAAGAATTTCTCCTGCAATCTTTGGATCTATGTTTCAGTCAGCCTTAGACCCGGAAAGCCGTCGTGATCTCGGAGCCCACTATACATCAGAACGAAACATACTCAAAGTGATCAATCCTTTGATCATTGAGAATTTTCGAAAAGAATTTGAAATATGCCGTAGACAAGAAGAGAAACTAAAACAGCTACTTGAAAAAATACGAAAAATCAAGGTCCTTGACCCCGCTTGCGGATGTGGAAACTTTTTAGTCATAACATATAGGGAGCTTCGACTCTTAGAAACTGACATACATATTGAACTAAAAAAGACACTCGGTGAAAAACATACTGTAATTTTGGATTCAGGCTATCCTGGAATTGACGTTGATTCAATGCTTGGATTTGAAATACTAGAATTTGCGGCTAAGGTCTCGCAAGTTGCTCTATGGATCGTAGATCACCAGATGAATATTCATCTTTCGCAAGAACTGGGCGAACTTCTACATCGTATTCCTTTAAAAAAATCAGCGAGCATTAAAGTAATCAATGCATTGGATGTTGAGTGGGAGTCTTTTGCACCTGCAAGCAAAATAAGCTTTATTGTTGGAAACCCTCCTTTTGTCGGAAAGAAGGAGAGAAGTAAGAGTCAACAAGCAGACATGAATAAAGTCCTGGGAAAAAACGAAGGACACAAGAACCTCGATTACGTTTGCTGCTGGTTTATTAAAGCAGCTAGATACATCGAATCAAATCATAACATCCGATGCGCCTTTGTGGCTACAAACTCTGTATCAAAAGGAGAACAAGTCAGTCTCCTATGGTCCATTCTAAATGAAGAGAAAATTAAGATAAATTTTGCTTACCAAAGCTTTAAATGGACAAATGAAGGGCGAGGGAAAGCAGGTGTTGGTGTCGTAATCATCGGATTTAGCAAGACCGTTCTTACTCCGCAATTACTGTTCAAATTCGACGAAGCCACTAATGATCATATTCGAAATGAAGTTGAAAGCATCAGCCCATATTTGATAGAAGGCAACGATATATATGTTGAGAAACGGAAATCACCACTTTGCGGCACTCCAAAGATGATTTACGGCAATACACCGATAGACGGCGGCCAATATATACTTTCTGATAAAGAAAAGAAAAATCTTCTTGCATCCGACAAAAGAATTGAAAAGTACATTCGACGTTTCATAAGCACTAAAGAATACCTGCGCAACATTCCTATTTGGTGTATCTGGCTGGAAAATGCGAAGCCTTCAGACCTAAAAGACATCCCCGAGTTGAAGAAAAGGATAGCAGCCGTCAGATCCGAGCGCCTAAAAAGCGATCGGGCCCAAACAAAAAAAATGGCAGAAAATCCAACTCTTTTTGCAGAAATTCGCCAACCGAAATCAGACTATATGCTTTTATTCAAGGTTTCATCTGAAAGAAGAAAATATGTACCGATTAGCTTTCAGAAAAAATCTGACATACTTCACAACACATGCATTGCACTTCAGTCTAATGACCAATATTTATTCGGCATTCTTTCGTCATATATGCACACTCTTTGGCTTCGAATAATTGGTGGCACCCTTGAACACCGACTCCAGTACTCAATAGAAATAGTCTATAATAGCTTTCCACTGCCTTTGAATATCAATCAAAAAACAAAGGATGCTGTCATTGAAGCAGTTAATAATCTTCTATCTATCCGTAAAACTCTCCTATCTGAGAACACTTTCGAAAATTTGTACGACCCAGACTTAATGCCTCCAAGGTTGTCCAAGGCCCACATGAATCTCGATAAAGCAATTGAAAGATGTTACATAAAAGGGGAATTCAAAGATGATGACCATAGGATCAGTCATTTACTAAGCTTGTATGCTTACTATATCGAAAAAGAGCAAGACAAAACGAAAACAGCCTGAACATATCTGCTTTCTCGCGCTTAAGTTTGGAGTCAGGCATCTGTTGGGAGTCGCTCGCATCGAACAGAGTATTATTGCGCCGCATGCGAATTAGGACTTGAGCAGACTTCTGATCGGGTTCATTTCTGTTACATCGTTTTCATTTTGGCAAGTCTAACCAATACCATAATTTAAGGAGTCGCCTATGGTGCCCGCCAACAATCTTTCGAAACTACAAGAATATTTAGGAGAGCAGACAGCGACCAAGAATCGTCTCGGACAAGATCAGAATTTTTTCTTAGTTGGACTTTTATTTGCACCACCGCAGGAACAAATTTCAAAATCAGAAATAGTTCCGATGCTAGATCAGTACCATCATTCGTCAGGGACTCATGCTTATTTCCTCTGTGCTGGATATTCCGCATATGACCCTGAAGCTGAACCAGTTGCAACAGTAAACAACGAGCCGTGGGGATTCTCGGCAAAGAATTTTGCATCTTTCGTCGATGAAGTAGAGAAACTTACAAAATGGAGATATGGCGGGGGGTCTGAGCTTCTATTATTTGACTCGTTTTCAGACGGCAAGACTTTCAGACTTTACACAAAAACCGCGTTATGCCTCGACTTAAACGCAATTTTAAAAGATGGCTCGTTCGACACAATCTCAGGGCTTTTTCATCATATATTTAACTTCAAGAAGGACCGGGGTCATGCTGTTTGCTCTGACTTGAGCGATAATTTGGGACTACTTATGGGTAAAGACTATTTTTTATCACAACTGGGCGCACTTTGGAAAACAGCCAAACACTTTGCAGTCAGGGACATCACAAAGGACGCTCAGGTAAACGTCATTAGAGGACGTCGTAAAGGCAAAGCTTCCTAAACTAGCTATCGATTTTGGGGGGGCGCCGCTCTGTTCTGCAGTAACACATCATCAATCACGATTAGGTTTCGGTTAGCGTTGTTGAGGGAACGAGGTTGCGAAGTGGCTGACCACGATAACCGGATTAATCCAATTCCCCGGTCGCAAATGATTTCAGCCTCATCAGATTAGCGCCATACAGATTTGTGCGGCAAAGGCTTGGGAAGCCCGATGAAGGATCAAGATTCCTTTACTGGCCAAGTCGTCTTTCCATCCCCAGAAGCAATATTGTTTAGCTGAAAATCTCCACATAGCCCTCCCCTTCTGAACTGAATTTACCTAGACGCCTCAGTCTCCAATCCTTCTGATGCTCGGATCCAAGTTCCAACACAATTTCTTGTCTCGATGGCGTCCGTCTATAGGCTATCTTGACACTAAAACTTTGTTTTCAAGAAACTTTTACCAATAAAATTTGTAAGTTAAGAGAAGTTTCTCTCATGCAATATTTTGAATGGAAAGCTGTCTTTGCGTTGTCAATTACAAGGAACTGCAAGAGATGAACTGTCTCCTTGATATAATTGAACTCCGCGGGCGCCTGCTGGCCATCGTTCCGTTTCTGGCCAGTATTAAGCCACCTCCTATCACATGAGGATCACCCTTAACAAAATGGAATGCAAATGCAAACATACAGTAAACTTCGAACTGTGGGCTTGATTTCAGCGTTTTTTTCTGTCTTGATGATGGCGTTTCATAGTGCCGAAGCCCTCTTGCTCCGGTGCGCATTTTTCATTCTCGCCATTTTCTTTATCAGAAAGGCTCATTTTGAAGAGAAAATGATGCGTGGCGACAATCTAGAGGAAGATAAAAAGAGAAAGCGTCTCGCCTATATTATCGTAGGTGTCTTATATGGCTTCGTTATCGTTGTATTCATTGTTTCACGATTTCTTGTTAAGAGCTCGTAATAGCGTTCGAGACTAGAACCGCGCTCTTTTTCGAATTGGAATTGACAACTGCGAGTTAGGGATAGGGACCGCGGCATTTTAAGGAAGTTTGTGAGTTTAGTATGCAGTTTCTGCTCTAGCCCCTTATATAGTCTGCGATTCGTAAGCAAAGCAGGAGAATTGCACATGCGATCATCAAGAGAAGGCTGAAATCAACGAGGGCCTGGCCCTTCCTTTTACGCGCGTTTACGATAAACGCTATGAAGGTTGTATACCCACCAATCATCGCCCAATGCCGAAAGCTCTCGTCGATGAAGCCCCAGGCATAAAAGCTAAGCAGATTACAAACAATATCTTTTCCAGATGTGTCACCACGCACCTCCCAGACACTATATGTTGCAAACATTCGAACTATCCAGTCCGTTCTGGAGATGGGCAGCCCCCAAAGTATCACCAACCGAACGAGTGCGATAAGGATGCAAAGAGGCTGCTGATGTTGGTCACCCAGTCGCAACAAATACCAAGCTCAACATTCAGAATGGAGCGGCCCTGCGTGAGAATTCCGGTTTACATTTAAGATTCCTTTGCTGGCCAAGGCGACTTTCAGCCCAAATGCAATATGAGTCTTGCTGGAAATTTCCATATACCCGTCCGCAAACTGAATCACTTAGGCTGGTGCCATTTCTGGCTTTTGATAGGAACTCCGTTCGCTTACTTTGCAACTTCTCCAGCTTGTTCTTCCGGGGATAGCTTGAAATCAATTACAACCCTATGATTTTCCTTCGAAGAACCTTGTTTGTATTTCCATTTTTTCGCTGCTTTTATCGCTTCTTGGTCAAAGAAACCGGGAGGGTCTGATTCCAAAACCCGGATATTATCGGTAGCACCAGACTTGTCGACATCCAGCAGTATAACTACCCTGCCTGATATCGGGGCGTCTGAATTTGTCGTAGAGCACGACGCAACCAACAGCAGTAACAATAAGATTCTCAACGGCATCTCCGTCAAAGTCTCACAAATTGATTCCAGCAAAGGAATGGTACGACCGTGCTCTACTCTTCCTTGCTCTCCGCCCATTTTCCACTTCCCACACCAATCACGCCATTCTTAGTGATTTCGATGTAGCCCCTGTCATCCTCAAAGAGAAGTTGCGTTGCTGGGCAATCGACCGGGGCATCGTTCTTATCTATGTTGTTTTTGTCCATACCTACCTCCGGGAGGAACTCTCGCAGGGTCAAGCTCTGGAATGCAATCCAGGAACTGCTACAAGTTAGCCGTACGGCTCTGAATTCAAAATATCTGTTCGGAAGTGGCAGCCAAATTAGGAACACGGACTAAGACAAGACCAGTTCTGCAAATTACCGGACCAGCCCTCATGAATGGCGTAGCATGCAAAGTTGACAACATTGACCAAAAATCTAATTTGCCTTATATCCATTCAAATGTATGGATAAAGGAAGAGTCCATGAATGCTACGACACAAAGGGAATTGTTGAGCAGGGAGACCCGGGAACTGTTTGCACTTGGGGCGAGACTTATTACCGAAGACTGGGTGAAATACAAGGTAATGTGCGACCTCGCAGGGATCGCCACCCTTGACGAGGCTCTGCATCGAAGTTATGCCAAAATAGACTGGAACAATCGGGATGCGATTCTGCCTATCATTCCGACTCTGGAATTTATATACAGCAAAACCCCAAATACCATGATACGCCTCCCTCAAAAGCTGGATGAAGCTCTGGCCAAAGACGGCTATAGGATGAAGAACGGAAAGCTGGTCAGGCTAAAGATATGAACTCGATTTGGAAGGCCAATGAATCCTCAGATGACCTCGACACCCCTAATGCACCTCAAATCTGCTGCGGATTGTCTTGAGCACGAACTTAGGCGGCAGAATCACACCCATCCATTGCTACATAAGGCGAAGAAGAAACTGGATATCGAGCTGGAGCGATACCTGAATCGACAGTGGTGTACCAGCGTAATCTTTTAAAGGCGCAGAATTAGTAAGGAATGCTGGGTTATGATTGAACTGTGACTTTACTACTGCAAGCCTGACTGGAGCATAGCGTCCTTCATGCGGAAACTTCCGCTGGCTAACTGGGGGGGAACCCAGGGCTCCGGCCTTGCCCTACCCGTTATAGTCAAAGACAATCCGCATACCCTCAATCTAGACCTTCCGCGAAGGTTCGCAGCGTCCGCCGTAAGGCAGACGCGTTAGAAGGAGAATAAATATATGGTTTCAATTAGTTAAACCTTAGTTCGTTCTACCTTTCACCAGCAATCTCTGTAGGCTGAATAATCGATTGAGTACCATATCGCCCACTTATTGCGTTGGTCGAGGACATATTTGCAGTGAGCAGCAGCCCTCTCATAGTAATAGTCAGAACTAGTGGACCCACTAGCGTCTTTAACGGCACTGTCCTTGATCAGTCCCCACCAGCCTGGCAACTTTTCTACATTCTCTAGAAGCCATTCGCAATGGGCTGTTGCTCGCTTATCATGACAAACGGGGTTTGCAACGATACCTCTGCTTGAGACAGAACGATCGTATTTCGGAGCAGGCAAAGTCTGAATGTTACATATACCCCTAACATTAGACGGCAAATTACCAATAATTCCTTTCAGGATTCCGCTCCCGACCCACTTATTGAAAGCCTGTTCATCTGCAAATCGACAATAGTTCCCATCACCATAAGTGTAGATATAGACGTCAGTGTTTGATCGATATGATCCTTGCGGGAGCGGATTTTCTTTAGGGGGAGGTGGGCAAGAATTGGTGTGAGTCCTCGAAACAACTTGCCACTGAGATGAATTATCGCAATTCGCTGTACCACCTTGATTACAAGTAGCATTAACAGAGTTAAAAGCGTCAGTTTTTGAAAGGTAGTAACAGCCGTCAATCTTGTCCCTCCGACCTGAAGATTCCACGGTGGTTCCAGCAATATACTTATAGAAGGTATTAGTCCCACATGGAATTTCTCCTGCTATCTGATCATTGCAGTAACTTCCAGCCGGAGAGTTTCCGAATAAGGTCGACTTCTCTTTTTCAATTTTTCCGCATGAAACGCTTAGGCCCACAACAATGGAAGCTCCGCAGAAAAACACCACAGCTGAAATGGAAATTTTGGCATTCATGTTCATCATTTGGCCTTTCTGACAGCTAATTGATATCCAACTTTATCTACGAACCGAATCCCTTAAGCATATTGCAGGCCAATTTTTGGTTCAATATTCTACTAATCTTTTCAGATAGTTATACTAAACCCAACAAACCGCATTAGCACACCAAGCAATTGACGCAGACAGGTGTCAAGCCGCTTTGCATCTCTTTTTGAGCAATGATATGGTGAGCGGAAACGACGCCTGATACACCTAAAAACACCGTAGCTGAGTCTCTTGAGTGCGAACTTAGGCGACAGAATCACGGCCACCCCTTGTTACATAAGGCAAAAAAGAAACTGGATGTCGAGCTGGCGAGATACCTGAATAGACAGAAGGCTTTGGATGCTTGTGGTGTACCAGCCCAATCCTTTGAAAACGCTGATTTGGTAAAGGAATGCTGGGTTATGATTGAAACTGCGACTTTACTCCTGCAAGCCTGAATGGAGCGTTGCGTCCTTCATGCAGAAACTTCCGCTGGTTATTTGGGGAAGCACAGGCCCCGAGGTCTTACGCACTCTCTGTTATAGCTAGGCACAATCTGCAGGCCCTTAATCTAGACCTCCTGCGAAGGTTCGTGACCTCCGACTAAATTCATAAAAGCAGCCAACAGTGAATCCTCTTTGGCTGCAACATTTTTTAATGGTGCTGTGTTTAAAGATTGCTATTGCAGGACGCCATTCAGCAATCGGTCAAGTTCGCCTTGTGAGCCAGCGATGAAACTATAATATTTCGGCCCACACGTTTTATCAAAGTAGCATTCATTGTAGACGACATAGGTCATGCGCACCTGATTTTCCAAGACGCCGTTATTTCTTTTAACGACCTCGGGCTGTGCTTCGACTTCAACACATGGATCTTCATAGTTTGGATTCGGTGTTCCCATGGATCCATGGGCGGATGCACACCAGCCCTTTTCATTCTTAACCCCGCCGTTGTTGGGATAATAAGATCGCTCGTATGTTTCAACCCCAATTCCAATATCAATTGACTTGGAAAACCATTTCTTCACAGCCGCAATTAAATCTTGTGTTGCCTGAATTGCCTGCTTGACTCTTCCGTCTGACCTTGCCTTTTCCTGGTTCTGCTTGTTTTGCTGGTCCTTTTGAGCCTGTGTTATGGCTCCGCCCCCCGATGGATCCTCAGGCGGCTGCCCACAGTTCGGTTCTGCGCATGGCATGTCAGGATTTGGTCCGCCTGTGCTACCGGCAATGGGACCAGGGGTTGTGTAGGGAAGACGTGAGCCTGTGACAGTCACTGTCTCACTTGATGTCTCTTGTCCATGAAGCGTTGGAGCAGCGAGGAGTAGCAGCGCAAAAGCGATTGAGTTCCACATTTAGAATCTCCAAATACTGATTGAAACATCAGCCCCCGAAGACAATTCTTCGAAGACGAATCGTACGTGAGAGGAATACCCAGAGTCCCCAAATCGAGAAAATTGCAACGACTAAGGCTACAATGTTACTTGCCTCAAAGCTTTCTGTCATAAGCTGGCGAGAATTATTTAGCATGTGCATGGCGATGGCCCAGGGAAGGCCAAGAAGTAAGAACGTAATTCCTTGAAGCACTCCCAGAATGAACATTGGCATGAGCATCACGGGAGGATAGACATCAGCATGAACAGCAGCGAAAACAATCGACGATATTAAAAGTGCCGGAGCCCTCCCAATGAAGTAGGCAAGTGTTCCGAGCACGGCCATTCGATAGATGATTTCCTCGACTGCTGGGCCCGTGACCATGACAGCCAGATTTAAAAGGTACGATCGTTCGCCTGGAGGCGGCAGGACTCCGCCCTCCATTACCTGTCTTTGCGCGGGCTGGGCGGCAGTTACGAGTTCCGCCCATCCACCGGCCAGAAGTGTGGCAAGCGTGATGCCCCCAAGAACAAAGAGGAATGCCCAAGGTGGACTGAACTTCACAGGCTCATGCTCCAGGTATCTATAGAGACTCAGAACGCTTATGGCAGCAATTCCGTCGATCGTGAGCAGCCACGGGAGAGGAAGGCCCGAGAGGAGGGGACCAAGTAATATGTAAATACTCGCAATAATAAGAATAAATACCATGGCGCGATCTTTTTTCATTTCAGCTTTCCCTTTTCTGTGCTGGCATTCGACCTGAAATGTATTGTCCACACAATGCCTCGTCAACAAGTAGCATCCCTCAGCCACAGATAGGTACCAACCATGCGGAAAATACTTATAATCAATTACATCAAAACCACATAGAAATGCAGAGTCCGCTTAAGTAAAAGGCTGCGGCCCCGAAGGGCTGCAAACAGAATTGTAATTCGTTTTGGTGGGAAAACATGAAAGACCGAAATCAGCTCTTCTCCACAACTCAAAATCGAATCACTCAGTGAAACAGGTACAACTCAGAATTTGATAAAGCGATACCCGATCACCAGAACGAATCTCCAGGATCAAAAGACTAGCAGAGTTTCTTGAATCACAGAAAACATTCACCACAGCGGATAAGCGAGGAATAGCGAAGTCAATTCTTTCTGCCAAGCTTCCAGTGGAGTCTGATCGAAATTGATTCATTGATGAATCAGCAATTAAGGATGACCGAGATTACTTTCTTCAAAATGAGATTCCAAAAATAAGGTGATTCATTGAATCAAACAATCCGCGCCATCTTGAGGCTAGCCGTTTCAAAAACACATAATCTGAATCGACTAAAATTCGGAATATTTATATGCAGAACGCCCATCTACACTGATTTTCATTCGCGGTGATCAAGAGTTTTGGCTATAGATTCACCTGATAAGATATTCAAAGGTGGGCGGGAAAAGCAAAATGACGCTTAACATTTGCGATTATTTGCGCGATAGAATAAAGAGCTTTCTTGCAGCAAGAGGCGAAAGTATCCGCTGGCTATGCAAACAGACGGGCGCTGACTACTCGACTATTTACCGCCTGCACAGTGGTGAACAGAAGAGGCTGTCATTTACCAACGCAAAGAGAATTCTATACGTTATTGAGCCAGCAAACGCTGACAGCATATTGCATGATTACTTTCCACGAGAGACGTCAGAAACGCGGGAGCTGGGCGCCAAGACTGAATCCGACGCATTATCAGCGATTCTTGCCGAAGATCTGCAATTATATAAGGTCTATGTATTCGCAGAAATGGAAGGGATCGAACGCTGGCACATAAAAGAACAGTTCGGTAACGAAGGCCTGAAGCATCTTGATAAATTGCTGCGTCTTGGAATTTTGGTAGAAGGTTCAAACTTCAAGAGCACCATGGAAGGACGCTCCTATCCACCAGAGGATGTCATCAAGAAAACTGCGATTCATCATTTCCACATGGTTCCGCTGAACGTCCCAGGTTCGATTATAGAAGACATCCGGGGAGGATTGAGCGATGAAGGTATTCGCGACTTATACGAAGCTGTCGTCGAGCTCCGGGAAAAAGCGCTGAAGATCATGAAAGAAAAAAAGGGCAATCGACTGGTGGTTATGTCTGCAATTGCTGGGCCGGGAGAGATTCTATGAAGTTTCAAAAAAAATGTATCATCCCTTTCCTTACGTTTGCCTCAGCGGCATTGGCAGGCGGCAGCCAGGGTGGTGGGACTCCACCAGCGTTGTCTGATTTGAGCAAGGAAATAATGATGGCTGAACCCGGAAGGGCTGGGCTCTTCGACAACGGGGCTGGTGACATTGGATTGCTTGCCAAAGGCGAATTACTTTCAACCCTAACCGTCAGCAAAACGTCTTTGCATTCAAGAAGCATTTCCGCTGGCAGCCTCGCGGTGTCCGACGAAGATTTTTCCCTGCTTTCTATCAGAATAAAGGCCTTGGATGCGATCGGTATTAATGGTGAAAATTCCAGCTATAGAATTGAAGCTGGGAAGACACTGGATGAGATTATTTTGAAAGACCGCCGTGAAGTCGCACGGGCAGCGGCTGGACAATAGAGACCTATGAAAGTGCCTCGTCTGATGGCTAATACAAAGGATCTTTCTGCTATAATCTTATCAAAGTAGCATACAAGCCCCTTGAAAATCGCAGGGGGCCTGTAAACTTTGACTGTTACTGCCTACAAATCCAAAATCCATTCGAATCCATATAAGTTCCGATTAGGTAGCCGAACGGGCAAGAGTTCCATGAAAATCCACCCCAATATGTAGCGGAATAGCTCTGAACCTTATATGCAGGACCACTGTTATTTGTGACGTCGCCCACAAAAAAGGCGCTATTTACAAAGTCAGGCCGTGCACACAACCAAAACCCGTTTGAATGGAAATTCGTACCAACCAGCTGATAGCCAGCTGGGCAATAATTCCAGCCGGCAGTGCCTGCAAATCCCACAGAGCCATTTGAAACCGAATATAAATATCCTGTGTTAAATCGAACGTCGCCTATGTAAGCGTCAGGGCCAGTGTAGACAATATCTCCTTTACATATCCAAAAGCCATTTGAGTGATAATCGTTCCCTACAAGGGCGCCTGTCGGGCAACTATTCCAACCCAAAGAACCCATGCCGGTTGCACTGCCATTGTATAGCTGAAAAGCAAACCCAGTATTGTTAACAACGTCCCCAACTATGAATCTTCGATTACTCAAGTCATTTCTGACACACAACCAAAAGCCATCAACGGACATGCTATTGCCGATGTAAGAATAACCTGAAGGGCAAGAGTTCCAGCTTGAAGTATCAAGCAAAAGGCCCTTACTACCGCTGACGACGTAACGGTAGCCAATGTTATTTCGTACATCACCAATTATTGCTTCTGGTGAGGATGGCAATGGTTCACTCAAGCAGACCCAAAACCCATCAGGATCCATTTTTCTAAACGAAAAGGTCCCGACTTGACAATGGTTCCAGCTAGTTGATCCGTAAGCTACCTTGTATTGCTTATTGATAATGTATTCACTAGCAACATTCTGCTCGACATCACCGATTACGATATTTCGATTACTGTACAGGTTATTCAAGCATGTCCAAAATCCAGAAGGTGTAGACTCCTCTCCAGCCAAAGTTGAATTATTTGGGCAAGAACGCCAACCAGCACCTCCCAATGGAACATATTCAGAGTTGAAACTGCCATAGAGCTCACCAAAGTTATCCGTCACATCGCCAACGAAAACTGGCGAATTAGCGAGAGCACTACTAATTATAGTGCTCAGCAGAGTTTCGGATCTGGTGCCAATGTTAAAATTAAACCACAAAAACTCCGCAGGACTTGGAGAGTTTCCGTTCAAAGAAGCAAAGAAGTTTTTTGTTCTTTGGAAAATGGCAAGGATCCCTTCCTGGCTTATGCCGGCTGCCAGTCTGGAATTAATAAAATCCTTTTCTCCAATAGAAGGGCTTCTGCCAAACATTGCAAGGAAAGATTGACTAAGAACGGTAAGCTCCTGGGCATGTCTGTGTCCCGCCAACTCAGTTATTATGGTCGCAATATGGTGAGCAACATAATCGTCATCCAAGAGGTCTTGATGTGTGGTTCTTTGGAGCTTCCACCCTGGTTTCGCTTCAAGGGGATTTTCGACACGTCCTTGGCAGCCAAACTCAGCCCATGTGCAGTTCTCAGTCAAGTTGGTCCCATCGGCATTGCGACGGAAGTTGTTTTCTCTTTGATCGCAGGAGGAGTATGCATTGCAACTGATTGTTCCATCTTCGTCAAAGTCGTCTGGGAAAGGTGCATTCAACTGCCAAATATTGTGGAAATACTCGACATGATTACCTACGGTGTGCTTACTAAGAGACGCTCGCATTCCTGCTGATGAGACCGGATCTATGACAGCCAAGAGGCGAATATTAATTCGAGGATCATTATAGGTAGACACCAAGTCAAGGAGGGAATCCCCTCCCCAGCTGTGTCCTATTAGATAAACGTCCGTTCCATATGGCAGACTATTGAAAAATTGAATCCCTTGATTTACGAAAATGGAAGTGCCAGAAAGGGTGCCGATACCTGTCTCCAAACTTTCACTCTCAAAGCTATCCCAGGAAGTTCTGCGAAAAATCATGTTTAAGTTGCTCGCAGTTTCCGCCACTTCATTTCCAATCGTTGAGAAGTTCCATGCACAGCAGTCCTGCCATCCATTAACGAAAACAATTACTGGCCGGGGTCGGGCCTGCGCTAGAAGTCCGGTCGACCAGAGCACAGCAATAATGCTGAGAAGAAGCAGATAGACCGATTCAAAGCGCGTTCTCATTCTAAGCATCTCCTTACGTTTACACTTATTCCTTGAATGTTTTACGAGTATTTCAAAAAGAATTTCAGGAGCAAGAAACAACCACCCATACAATCAGCAGGCCAATCGATACTTGGGCTCACCATTGACGAAGTCTGATAGACTAGGCTAAGGTTGTAAATTTAGAATGGAGAATTTTCGGCATTTCTTGGCTTGACCTTCAATTGTTTCTTTTTTGGCTATCAATCCGCCTGCTTCTTGTCGCTATTTAAATTCGTTACATTGAGTAATAGATCACGAAAACGGCTTAAACAATCCAGATCAGAACAGGTGTCAATTTTTCTGACACCTCAAGCCTATCACAGACCCATTAACACACTAATTTAACTAACTTATTTTAAAGAACCCGGCTTGCATATTGAACCTGCCATTTGCTGGAAGGTATTCCTGAATTGCCTGATGGCACTATACTTTGGTGAGGTAGAATTACATGCTAAAAAATAAGCTTAGTAAGGAATGGGGTTCGTGCACACCCCAGGAATTGGAGTCCTTTGAGAGAAATATAGGCTTCCGTTTCCCTGATGATTATCGGGCCTTTATTCTGGAATCCAACGGTGGAACACTAGATTCCGCGATGGTCTTTAAGTGCGACAACAAAGGCAGGATGATTGAAGAGGGCATAGAAACCTTTTACGGGCTTGGAGCACCAAACTGGGCTGACATTCAACGAGCCTATCAAACCTACCATATTAATCAGAGAAGGATGCCGGATTATCTGATAGCTATTGGAAGCGATGCAGGGGGAAACCAGATTGCAATGCTTTTGAATAATCTGGCCTTTGGATATGTGGTCTATTGGGATCATGAAAATGAGGTGGACTTTGACGATCCTGAGGATGCGAAAAACCCGTTGAGAAATTGCTCACTTATAGCAAAGTCGTTCACTGATTTTGTAGCCATGCTCCAACCTCAGGTATTCGATTGATCTGAAAGCGCTAAAAATGAAGGGATCGTGGATACGCGGTCCCTTTTTTTAGAGCCAATGCGGGCGTCGTGTGGCTCCGTTCAGACTTCATAGTCTCAACTGATTGCAGAATGCATGGATAACCCTGTCCGTGTTCGGGGTATTTAAAAAGTCCTGAACGTTATGTGAAAGAGAGCTATCCACCCAAGTCGCGAACCCCAGACAGAGGCAGTCCCAGCCTCTGTCTTTTGATTGGTGGTACAGCTCACTATACAAATTCGAACACGCCGTTGCCCTCGAAGACAGACATCATTCTGTACTTTCTGGAAGTTTGTCAAGCGTGAGGCGTACTGTAATGCTGACTCCCAGCCGGACAAGTGGCATCAATTAAATTAGATGGAGTGGTTCACTTCATCTTAAAAGATCGTATATGCCGCCTAAACGATAAGGCTTTTAGGCGCTTTTGTACGCCAGGCAGACATCATCCGAAAAGCATCTAAATTTGCTCACATCAAATGCCTGAGGATGTCTGTGAGAACCATTCTTACGTCCGTCATTTTCCTGATCGCGTCTCTGTCTTTTGGTAATAATGCAGTCGCATGCGGATTAAGTCCGCAATTCGCACTAAATGGTTCGTCGCCTGCGAGTGGCGGCAGCGGCTACATGCCAGTGGGTTCGGATCAGGCTATGAGCTGCACTGCCATCCATTTAACGTGTGGATGGAAATTGAATTTCTCCAGCCCAGATGGCAATGGGACAGGCACATCCGACTGCGGCGTCTCGAACTCAATAGATGGGACAGAGGGTACTGGTTACTGTTCAGGCATCGGCCAGGTCCAGATAACGCGACCAGGAGTCACCCTCGCAGATTTGCAAAGTGCCGTGGAACAAACGATCAATGAACTCAATGCACGAAACTGGGATCATCCACCGGATGCCGGGACCTATTCGGGATCATTTGGTGGATATTTCGATTGCCGCGCCCTTTCCGAATTCGCAGTCCCAAGTGCGGCTCAACAGGATCCTGACACGTCCAAGGATGAGTGCGGGGGAATAGGAAGCACCCAGAAAGGATCCATCATCGGCTGCAGGGATCAAAGCCTTGCGCAAAAGGTTGAAATTTCTGGAACACCGTTTCACCTGAGCTATAACTCACTACGGATCAACAAGTTCAAGCGTCCAACAAAAAAGCTCTACTTCAAGGTCCCCCGGTTCCCAACCGGATTTGAGCAGGACAACCGCTGGAAGGTTGTAGGTGTATCAGGCATCCTCGAAATAGCTGGCCGGCAAATCACAGTGCAAGCTACGGATCCGGACGCCACGAGCTGGGATCTTGAATTTTCATGGGATCGCAAGGATGCTCTAGGGAATGATGTCACCACTTATGCAGAAGGTGAGGTAACGATTAGTTACCAGTACGTTTCCGGCTGGGTTGCAGGCAGCCCTAATACCATCATACAGAAACATCCCGTGCGGCTGGCGCCTTTCGGCTATCCTTCAGACACTAAAATGGGCCATTGGACGATCAGCGAAGTCCATAGTTATGACGCCGAAACGGGCACCATATATCTTGGCAATGGGGCCGACATCACGGATGCTACAACATTTTTCCAAAAAAATCCGGACAGCCAGGGCTATTTCATTGTCCCTTCTCATGATGGCGGCAGCATCTATAGATTTGACTCAAATCGGAAACATGTTGCTACGATTGACGTGCTTACTGGTGTGATTCTCTATAGCTTTCAGTATACGGACGGACTCTTGAGCCGTATCGTCGATCGGAATAACCAAATCACGAGAATCCTGCGCTATCCGGATGGCAATGTCTCAGCAATCCGAAGTCCATATGGAATCACTACAGCGCTCGCCTATGACAGCAACGGGAACTTGGCAGAAATAAAAAATCCTTTGGGCTTCACAAACACCTTCACCTATTACGATGGCAATCGTGCCCATCTCATGGCATCGATGACGGACGCTCTTGGAAAGACGAAATCCTACATCTTTACCGAACATGGCAAACTCGCCGAGGCTATTGATGCCAAGGGATATAACAAGAGGATTCAGGCTTCAAAAAGCGAAACTTCCCAGTCATATTCTGAATATGCGACGTTTTCATCACCTATGGGTTTTGTGACCACTTATGAATCGACCTATGGCTGGGACAGAACGAAAAAGAACATAAATCTCCTGCCATCTGGCTACTCGGTGCAGGAATCCTTCAACGGCGACCGCTCGCAATTGCAAGTGCGGGATAATCACGGATATTCATCGACCACCCAGTACACGTCTCATCCTCTGTTTGGCAATCGCCAGGTCGAACAATCGAAGTACATTGAAGGACAGGGTGGCGGTATTGTGAATTTTGAGCGCCAGTATACTGTGACAGATCCAGCCAATCCCTATGACATTGCAACGATGATAGAAAACCAAACGTTTGACGGGATTGGCACATACAGCACAGCCTTTGACAAGGCCACTCGCACTTTCACGACGACAACACCCATGGGGCGCCAATACAAAGAAATTTTGAACGCCAAAGGCCGGCCGGTAAAAATGAAGTCACCGGGGATTCAGGCGGTAGCATTGCAGTATAATACAAAGGGTCAGCCTACTTCGGTCACCCAGGGGACCCGCTCCTACTCGATGACTTACAATTCCCAAGGTCTTCTGGCGACCATTACAAACCCGCTGAACGAGGTGACAAATTACTCCTATGATGCTGCCGGCCAGTTGACGACACTTACGCTGCCCAATAATCAGAGCTATCAGTTTGCCTACAATGGGAACGGGGATCGGAGCGGAATAACCACTGCCGCCTCCGGCACCTATTCCTATGGCTTTGATGACAACAGAAACCTTGTTTTAAATACCGAACCCATGATCCGTTCTCGTACTTTTGCCTGGGCATGGACATACAATCTTGATGATCAGCCCACACAGATGACTAGACCGAATAACACTACGGTTGATCTTACCTACGATGACAAAGGCAACCTTCAGACTTTGACAGGTCCCGGCGTTAGTCGCAGCTATACCTGGAGCAATGGGGCACTGCAATCGATCTCAACCAGCACGAACGTTCAGGTTTCCTTCGACCAGGGACGCCTTCCGAACTCTACAACTTGGTTCGGGCCAGTTAATGGCAATCTGTCATACGAGTGGAACACCTTCGATCGTCTCTCGAAACTGCGGGTAAACGGAAGCGACGAATCCACCATATCTTATATGTACGACGCAGATGGCGATCTCACGCAAGCTAATAATCTCGCTTACACCAGAAATCCAAACACGGGACGTCTGAGTCGGTCGGCACTCAATGGGATCGTAACCACGCACATATATGATACGTATGGTGCTGAGGCGGAATCAGTCCTTAAAGTCAAGGGTAAAGAATTCCTCCGGTTTCAGTACAGTTATGACGAATTGGGTCGCATCGCAACACGAACACGCGTGGCCAATGCAACAAGCTCTGTGACGCAGTATGCCTATGACGCCATTGGTCAGCTCATAAGCGAAGTTAAAGATGGCATGAGTCAAACGTATTCCTATACGAGTACCGGCAACCGGCTCACAGGGGGCGGGCAGGAAGTATATGATACCCATGATCGGCTGGTTTCAGATGCAACCTGGACCTATACTTACAATTTGGGCGGACATCTCAAGCGAAAAGACAATAAGATCGACGGCAGCTGGGTTACATACCGATACGATGCACTTGGAAACCTGCTGGGGGTTAACTTCTCCAACGGCACAACGGTTAGATATCTCGTAGATGGTCTGAACCGAAGAATTCGCACAAGGACCAATGATCAGTTCACCGCTGCATTCATTTATCAGGATGGCTTGAGACCGGTTGCCCAATTGAATCCAAATGGTTCGGTCAAGGCAATTTTCGTATATGGTCAAAAGAGAAATGTTCCCGACCTTATGATAAAATCTGGCGTAAGCTACCGCATTATTTCAGATCACCTCGGGAGCCCCATATACGTGATCCGGGCTGGCAATGGTCAAATCATGCAGGAAATCGAATACGACACATGGGGGAACGTGCTGTCGGATTCTAATCCTGGGTTCCAGCCATTTGGGTTTGCCGGTGGTCTTTATGATTCGACAACACGTCTTCTCCGGTTCGGCGCGAGGGACTATGATCCTTCCATAGGACGATGGTTGAACAAGGATCCAATTCGATTTGACGGTGGTCTTAACTTATATCGCTACGTCGAGAACGATCCTGTGAATAATATTGACCCAACAGGCTTATATACTGAAGTTCAAATTTGGAGTCCGGGAAAAGATATTGCGTCAGCATTCGGCCATGTAACCGTAAACGTCAACGGTAAGGTCTATAGCTTCGTCCCTAGTAAAATGTATACATATCCTGCTGACTTGTTCATAAATGCAAGAGTTGGAAATGGCGGAAACGCAGTTGGCCTTATACTTGGCCTAACTCCTGCACAAGAGTCTCAATTAGTTGACGACCTTGGCTCTCAAAGTACATACAATATCTTTACTAACAATTGCTCGCAGTCTACTGAACGGAGCCTAAAGAAAGCAGGCGTGAATATTGGTGGTTCTTTGTTAAACATGTTTCCGGCAGGGCTGGGCGAAACTTTGTTGAATTCACCTTCTCTCATTGGAGTCAAATTTTACGGTATTGGTGGACATTAATGGTGAATAATACCAGGAAAATATACATAGGAATCGCGCTGGCTATTATAGTAGCAATTATCTTTTGGTATTCGAGCAAGCGTGAAACCAGGATTATTTTTATTAATGAAGTTAAGGTCATGTCAGAGCCTCAACCTGAATTTTGTTCAAACTGCCCTGGTAACATTGTTGTTGCAAAGATATCGGCCGGCGAATCAGCGATAATTTTGGATGAGGATCATAACAAAGACTGGCACGTTTTGAAGATCAGGACTAAAGACGGGTCAGAAGGATATATTTTCGGTGATATAGATTACAAGAGAGTGAATGAATGATTTGTTCTAGAAAAACACGTCACTTTTGCCATGAATTTACCATATGACATCAAAAGTGATAGCATCGGATATCTCAGATTGCTTCAGTTCATTTCTTGAGGTTTGTGGCTCCAGTTCCTCAAACCTCTTACTCAATGCCTTTATAAAATCGTTCGAAATACTCGTCAGTCGCCTCCTCCACTTGGCTATCAAAATGCCACGCTGGCTTTGTTTTCTTCTCACCTTTGAGAAGGTATAGAATTCTCAGATGCTTTCCGTTCATCACGCGCTGAAAGATTCCGACATGGGGATACGGCTTCCAAGAAGGATTCTGCGAGAAGTCAAACTTGAACACATCCTTCCGACCGCGCAGGGCATTGGGGAACATCCCACGCGGGATAAGAGCCCGGGCTGATGCTCTTGCCCCCCTGGGGATTGCAACATAGCCCTTGGGCTTCCACGTTTCACCGTCCTGCTGCTTGACCATGTATTCATCCACTGAATACACACGCGCATCAAGGTCATCGCCTGACGCCTGATCCACTCGTATGCCTTTTCTCGTCCACTGGTTCCGCATCGTGAACCGCTGAGAAAGGTCGGCTTTCACTGCGGATGCCGCCTTGTCAGCGGTCCGGTTCAGCGCCTTTTGCAGGCGCTTGACCTCCAAGGTCATCTCAGCCACCGACCAGTTGGCAGAACGATCGTCGTCAATCACATCAATGATCAGCATATGGTCTCAATTCAGCGGATCGTCCAGAAATCCCCGGAAAGCTTCGGCTCCTCGATATAGCGGTATGGGAGGTAACCATAGCCTTCTTCGCCCCAGTCCTCACCCCAGCTGTTTCTGATGATCAGTGCTTCCTTCGCGTCGTCATAGCCGCACACGAGAACAGCATGACCACCCTCACGCTTTTCGCCAGCCTTGGGCACCGGGATATGTCCGGTCTTCTTCACGTTCCGGTCATAAATTGAAGGGTAGACCGCAAAGCCGAGAATAATGGGGTGGCCTTCGGCTATGACTTCCCGGAAATGATCGAGATCCCGGCCGAGTCGCTCATACGATTTGATTCTTTCCTTCGCAGCAAGGCTGATAACCTCCTCCGGAGGACGGATCGTGAACTTTCGGATATCGTAGGGCCATTTATCCTCAGGCGGGTAGCCCCAGGTGGCAATGGCCTTGATCGTATTGCGAAGAGTTGCACCGGAATCTGAGTGCTTCGTTCCTTCAAGAGTCCGGGTTGCATAATAGACAAAAATCCTTGAGGGCACGACTACCGGCATGTCCCTGTCATAGACATCAAGGAACATGCAGGCGGCGCTGGCAGCATGGGCTGTGCATGATCCAAGATCGCCCTGGTCCCATGCCCTGAAGTAGCGCTTTCTATGGTCTACCACGCTTGGGAATTGCGCCGAAGTTTTCTTTGACTTGTATACGAAATCTCGTTCATCAAATTCATCGGGCAGCCAGCCCAGGTTTTTGCGTTTGCTCATGCTATTATCCTTCTTAGAGAGCCCGACATCAGGCTTTCGGAAGGATAGCTCCAAGTAGTGGATAGGAAAAGCAGGCGGATATTCGCAAAACAAGCGAACGTCCAATTAAGCCGAAAACACTTGCTTCAGCCAAACACGCTTTTAACCAAAGTCTCCATTGTCCGAGAATCAACCTTCTGATGAACGATTTCAAACACAAAACCTTGATTTTTCAAAGCCTCGATGCGTTCTATCGCGTCTTCATAGTTATCTTTTGTTGAATGATAGGAACTGGATGTATAATCAACGCTATGTTCCGAGTAGGGTTGAATGTACTTATAGTCTTCCCCAATGAGCTTGAATGCGTCAAACCCAAGAAGCCTCTCACGCCCATCTTTCAAATGCTTCAATACGGCAATTGCTTCATCTGGATCAAAAAGCACCATTTGACCTCGAAGGTAATATTTGGGGAACTTTATAGTGTTCATTAAAGAACTCCCATCGGATCGTCATCATTTTTTCGCATCATCGCAAATGGCTTCGATGAGTGCATCACAAATCCGCCAAGTCAGAAGGAACACTCACCCACTTTTCTATTAAGCAGCGCTAGATTCTCGAATAGCAAATTGCTCTTGTATAAATAATAAATCTCAAAGAATTCCTGCCTTTTTTCATGCGCCGCAAGGGCCACAAGGATGCACTCAAGAGCAAAGACTCGTGGCAGCCGCCTTCCGGACTCTATATCGGCTATGTAGCCAGGCGAATATCCAGACTTTCGAGCAAGTTTACGCAGCGAATATCCACGATCCTCGCGAACCGATTTAAGCAAGGTACCTGGGTGCATACAAGCCTCAAAAGAGAGGTTTAACTTTGGATAGGATCAGCATCAAAAGCCCTATTGCAGCCACTACGGCAAGGGCTGTGGACAACAGAGGGCGAGGCGGAACCAGAGCCCGTCCTCGATCCTTGAAAATCAAAGGCTGGCTCTCGGAACTCAAAAGGACATTGGCAAAAAGTTTCGTCTTTAAATCACGGTTCATATCTTCCCTCAGGCTGAAATGGCGATTTCTATTATACGTTTCTGCCAGCCAAGGCCAAAAACGTTGAAGTTCTCAAGTCCCTGATAGAATCGGAGCCTCTCAGTCAGGAAAGCCACGAGAACACGACGAGGAGCATAGGACTTTGCAACCGCCACCGTCTTCCCGCCAATGATCCCGTCCACAACCAGACCCGCCCCAAGTCTGTTCAGAGCCATCTGCAAAAGTTCCCCTGCCTTCCTTGGACCATGGTTTACGGCGGCATCAAAGAGCGGCAGCGCCAGCCGCGGAGAGAACCGGCTGAGCTTCAGCGGGATCCAGTATTTGGACCGGTAGATCCCGATGGCCTGCTCCTCGGTGAGATTTCGGATTCCAACGGGCCCCAGCTCCGGATGAGCACCCAGGGAGATTCCATACTTGGTCAAGCCGCCCGGATCATTGGGGTGGGAGACGATCTGCCCCCCACCCTCCATCTCCAGAACGAAGCGGACCGCGTTCTGGAAATCCATCAGGCGGCCCGCCCGATGTTCAAGAGAACTGACTTCGTCGCGCGAAGTGCAAATTCTGCGAGGTCAATCATCTCAATTCCGGACAGGTCCTCCACTTCGCCTGGGATCGCGGTGAAGCCAGCCAGGGCCCTGGCAAGCTTCTCCTGGAATTCCGGCGACATCACCACTTTGACGGCATCCGTCCACTGAAGCCCATCGCCCTTGATTTCGGCCGCCAGCAGCTCGACCAGGGTGAGCACGAGCTGAAGAACCTCGATCGTTTCCTGTGTTCCTTTTTTCTCAGACATAATTGTTTCCCATCTTTCGAGAGACTGACCAGATTCAGCCTGCCAAACCACTGGCAAGCCTTGCCTGGATATTTTCCACGGTCATTGTTTGCTCTGCATCTCGGCCAGGACGATCCCGGATCTCCCGGTTCATCGTGCGGATGTCGGCCTTGATCTTTTTGATAAGGCTGCCAAATGCGTTGCTGAATGCCTTGCGGTTGTCCTCGGCCTCCTCGAGCTGGACAAGCGCACGGGACATACGCGTCTGAAGGTCATCAATGCTCATTTCATAAAGTTCATCCGACGTAACGTTTGTGTATTCATGGGACTCGCGCTCGATCTGTTCAAATGCTGTCATTGGTTTCCACCTTTCCCGGTCATTTGGTTTTCAAGTTTTGTGATTCTTGCCTGAAGGGTTTTGATTTCGCCCTGGTAGGTCAGCTCAAAGACAACCTCAAGCTTCTGGAGACGAGCTGATAGGTTTTCAAGCTGCCCCTTGAATGCGTCGAAGCTGTCTCTGAGCGATTTCATTGAGTTCAGTAGAAAGAGCGTCAGCGGCACACCTCCTGATGCTCCTATTGCCAGTGATTGCAATGCGTCTGCGTTAAATTCCATCCCATCCTTTCATGCATTGAAGTTTGTCCCGCAGGGCTATTGATTCAATTCAGGTACGAGATACTCTCTCCATCCTTTAGTCCGAGCACCCTCCCGGCTTCCGGGATCAGCCTGTGATAGGCTTCATCACTTGCAGCTGAAAGCTGCTTCAGAGCTTCCCTGACCTCAGGATTGTTGATCCCCAGCCGCTCAGATCTTTGCTCCATTGAGCCGGCGATTCCCCGAATTGAGGAGATCCCCTTCTGGAGACCAAAGACGTCCTGCTCGCGCTCGTTCATCTCTGCCCTCTCCAGCTTTTTCACCCTGGCTATATACTGAGGGCCTTCGAAGATGTTCACGCCAGCAAATTCGAATTCCACAACGCTGTGCCGGCACTTGCGTCTGCCCTTGCCTTTGTTTTCGATGAAGTCGATTGAGGCCTGGAGTTTCGCCTGAGCTTTGATCAGCTCCTCGTCTTTTGACCTTAGTTCCTGGATCAGGGCTGTGTTCACACCGGCAAGGCTCTCATTTTCCTTTAGGGCCAAACTCAATTCCGCGATGGTGATTTCGTGTTTGGCTTGCAGTTCAATATATTTTGGCTTCAGGACCGCAAGCTCCCGGGCATCATTCCAAAGCTGCCGGTATACTTCCCAGGCTTCGTCGGTGTCGATGACCTTTACAAGAACTTCGATTCCTTCCCTTGAGACGAAAAGGCCTCCGTGAGACTTGATAGGGATGACATTTGAATCCTTGAGGCTATGCTTTATGTGCGCAGACAGTGTGCGCGCACATACGGCATGCTTCTTAATATGGCTCCGGACAGTACTTTCAGCAACATTCAATAATTCGGCGATCTGGGTCGTGATCAAACCCTCCTCTTCCCCTAGCCAGATGATCCGGGCAAGTCTGGTTTCGCCATTGACCAGGATCTTTCTTTCCTCGACCTTTGGAGGGGTCTCCAGAGCAAAGTCACTCATATTCAATCTCTCAAAGAAATATTGTTATCCGACCGCCTCAACACACGGCAGAACTTCAAGCTCAATCCATCCCGGCACTCCTGCTGGCGCATATTTTTTGATGCATTGCCCGTCCACGATCCGACTATCGTTCACCCAGAGGATGCCTTCGAGGGCATCGCCGATCAGCTTTTCAATATTGTCATAGTCGGGCTTGGTATCCGCCCAGACCTCATGCTTTTTCGTCTTGGGTCTTGTCCGCCATGCGGTGATAAGAAGCCGCAAGGGACAGTCCAGTGGCGCGTCCTGGTATTGGAGACGAACTGAGTCGGCAATCGCTTCCATTGCAGCCCGGGTTCCCGGATCCTTGTGGACTCCAAAGCGGGTCCGCCGAGCTTCTTTTTTCCCTTGCGGTTCAATCGGTATGATAAACTTCAATGGCACTCTATATCCTGTCTCTTGACTGAAGCAGCGCCCGACCAATCGCACGGGGCGGGCGATTTCAATACGGGATGTCTCCAAGATCGCCGTCGCCCATCTTATCCGGAACGTTGAGAGGTCGCCGTGCCCGGCTACGGGATTCTGCCGGCGGACTTTCTTCGCGCCCCTGCCGACCTCCTCCCAGAAATTTCACTGTCTCGGCGACAACATCTGTCGCATACCGCTTCTGTCCGTTCTCTTCCCAGGAGCGGGTTTCCAGCCGACCTTCCACATAAATGGAGGAGCCCTTTCCGCAATATTTAGCGGTATTTTCAGCAAGCTTTTTCCAAACAGTGACATTGTGCCATTCAACCTTCTCCTGCTTTTGTCCCTTTTGGTCAGTCCACTGCTCCTTGGTCGCAAGGCTCAGCCGACAGAAGGCAGTTCCGCTTTGCGTGTATTTCAGCTCAGGAGCTTTGCCGAGATTTCCGACCAGTATGACTTTATTGACACTGCTCATGCGTTTCGTGCCGCCTTCCCGCTGAAATACCCAATCACAAATCCACTCGCAAAAACGGCGAATGGGATAAGGAATAGAAAAATGAGCGTCGCAATCATCCAGCCTCTCCTCCGAAATCGACGTTTAATGCGTTTTGAGCAGCGGCAGCGGCCTCATCAACCCTGGCTCGCAACTCACCGCGCGGACAACCATCGAGCGTCTTCATAATAGCCGGCCAAAGTCCTTCGTCGATCTCGAGCTGCTGGAGGCGCTTTTCGATCCAGGCCTTGATACGTGGATCTGCCACCGATACCGGTGAATCGTTCGATACAGATTGCCGCTCGGCTTCCGGCTTCAGCTCCTCGGCCCGCGACCAAGCGAGCAACTCCCGTCCAATTGCCTCGGAAGGGACGAACTCGGGGCGGCCGTGGAAGATGCCGGCGCGATCCTTTTCAATGGTCGCCATGTGGTTTCGATTGAGTCCGATGTTCACGTCCAGCTCATATTCAAAGCCCTCGCGCATCTCGGACTTCATGCCGACCTTCTCTACGGTTTTTCGCCCTCCGGATTCATTCAAGGCGTATTCGACCTTGCGCCTTGTGCAGACGATAGTGTGCATCGGGCATTGGAGAATGGCCCGGATGAACTTGTTGTGGTGCGGCGTGATCTGCTTCCAATCGTGGATCGACTTATTGATTCGCTCTTTTTGCTCAAGACACCACTGCCACTCGTGGCTCGCTGAATCGAGGATTACAACCTCCATCCCGGCATCAGCGGCCAACTTCATGGCCTCAATCCAGCGCGCAGGGGAGAAGTGGTACTCGTCATCACTTTCGAAAAGGTTGATCACCTGAAATGGGCCCAGAGCCTTGTGACCAGCATATTTGTCACCCGACCCTTCGGTATCAATCAGACAGACCTTTTCCCAGGAGCTGGCGAGGCCTCGGGCGATTCGGAGGCTTGAAAAAGTCTTTCCATGGCCACTGGGGGCAGTAATACCGATTTTTACGTGGACTTTTTTTCGTTCCGCTTTGCGAAGTTTCATCGATTATTCCCACCATTCGCCGGCTGATTCATTTGAAATTTCATCCTGAGCATCTGAGCTGTTTTCTTCCTCTGCGTGCCGCCGCGCATAACGCTGGACATCGAGAGCTCGAATCTCCTCGGGCAGTCCTGGCCATGTGCCATTCTCCTGGCAGCGTTTGAGGGTGGAGAGGCTTCGGCGGATGAACTCGCGTCCAAGCTCGATGTCATCCTCCGTCGCCTCATAGGCGGCTGTGAGGTAGGGTGATTGAGGCTCAATGGCGAGGAAAATATAGCGCTCAGGCTTGATCCCGGTTACGGCGTGAACTCCGTCAATAGTCATCGCGGCCGAGACGTAATAGTGATAGCGCCTCGCTGATCTCCGAAACTCGTCTTCGGTAGCGTCCGCAGCAGTTTTGAAATCGATTATGGTAAGTTGATTGGAGGAAATCCAGTCAGGTCGGCATTTGCAAAGAATCCCTGTGGCCTGATCAATCCAATAGTAGGATACCTCAAAGCGACCCGGCTCCGAGAGAAGGTCACGCGCAGGCCCATACTCAAGGAGTGCCTGCCGCATGGACTGAATCTCTGCTGCTTCTTCCAGGGCCATGCAGATTTTTCCGGGATGAGCTTTGACAAATTCCTTCCACTCTTTCTGCCGCTTGTCCTTCACCGCTGGACCAACACGGCACTCGTCATCAAACGCACCTTCCATGGCAATATGAAAGATGCTGCCAGTCTGAAGGGATTTTGTTGGTTTGGACACGCGGGGATTATCGATAAAATCCCGAAAAGTCCGGGCCGAACGGCTCAGCCTGCAGGCTCCGGTCTTCGATAGACCATCCGACAGATGATATTTTTTGATGGGAAGGTTCGGATAGACCCCGGGCTCGGCTTGAAATTCTTGGTCGGATCGCAATGGTCATCCTCATACCCGAGGCGAGCAATGCGCTGATGATAGGATTCAGAAGCATTTGTCCTCGGATGAAAAAGCGATCCCGGGGACGGACCCCGGGATGCGAACTACTGAAAGGCATCCCTTGATGGGAACTTTGATTGCATTGATTAAAGTCATATCGCTTTCCTTTCAGTAGTTGAGGGCCTTCCCCAAACGGATCGGCAAAGGGGAGGCCCGGGTAGCGGCGGCTCAGGTCGGCTTGCGTCGCTACAGAGTGAATATACAGTCGACAATGAGTCAGGTTCAAAGTGATCTTAGGGGTATAGTTACTTTTCATTCATAGATTGAACGATATTTTCTCACCTCCTGAAGTTTCGATTGAAAAATCTATTTACCACAAAAACGTGCGAGACACATTTTGATAAGATGATAAGATGATAAGATGTAAAACATAACCTGAAACGGAGGCCGCATGTCAGTTGATAAGATAGTTATCTCCGATCCACTCCATGAACAATTTCGAATATGGTTATCTGAACAAATGAGTGCAAAAGGACTTACAGCCGAGCCGGCCTACATTTTCAAAGGTTTCGAGACAATTTTCCTGCCTTATAGGGCTGATGAACTGGAAATCTGCTTTACTCATAATCAAAAGATGGAATCAAATAATGTTCGATTTTCAGATGGCAAGATAACTTTTTTCCTAACCGACTATCTCGCATTTCATTCGAATGATCCCTCGATTGATCCGTCTCACATATTAAGGTCCCAGAAATTGGAGGATGGCGTCACTACAGCACTTGGCCTTTTCGACGAAAACATTTTGCACGCAATCGGAACAAGACAGCTTCCTAACATTCCCTCATGCATCGATCTAAAAAAAATCGCCGAATTGAAGCTGCAACCGTTCCTGCAAAACCTTGGATTTTCCGGCTCAGAGGTTTCGGCTTATGATGTCGCCAAAAAATATGTTTTTAAAAAAGGGGATATCGAACTCATCCTAACTACAGCCGGACGTCTCGACGATGGTTACGTTGGCATAAAAACACCCAGCGGGTTTTACAATTATGATGATCTGGTCAAAAAGATTTCTTCCGAATCCGAGACAGCTGGTCACTTGGTATCTCGCTGGGCAGAGGGTGGTCTTTACCTGGGCGACTACTACAGGGTATCAAATCTGATCAAGCGAACTCTGCCGGAAATATTGGAAAAGGTACTGCCATCATTCTCCAAAACCTAAATGGCATTTCCTGATAGAATTCTGTCAAAAAATTTTTGATGCGCTCTATTGGAGCGGGACACGATCTCGACTATGGCTTCGACCGGAAGTACTGATCCTAAGCGGGCAGCAACATCCAATGATGGTGTGTGTCCGCGAAGGATTGCAGAGATCTCTGCCGGAGAAACTTCCGTCAGCTTGGCAAGGCGCGCTGACGTTCTGGACGGATGCGCATCAAGCCAGTTCTTAATCAGATCAGCAAACGACATGGGTTATCCTCATATGAGAGAAGGCCTATGCAGTAAATGCCTTGACCAGTTGGTCTTCATAAATGCCGAACCTCAGGAAGGATCGCCTGATGCGCGCCATCGAGTAGCCGGTGGCGACCCGATCTTCATCGTGGAGGACCCAGCAGCGTTGGGACGTCACATGACAGACGACTCCCCTGCGACCATTGATCTCGACCAAATCGCCCTTTGAGATGTGATGTTTCTGATCATTCATACTTATATCCTATGATCTTCGTCATGCAGCGTGGCTGGCTGTCCGCCTCAAAACTTTGCGCTTGAACATCAGCTCATGGTTGAGCACGAGAGCCTCGCAGCCCCTCTCGGTCTCTTCAAAGGATTGAGGACCAAGCCATTCCAGCTCCTGAATTCTTTTCCATATCCCTGGGCTTTCCTTTTCCATAATCGGCCACTCCTCGGACGCGATCCGGTATTCCTTGATCAGAGCGGTTATTCTTGAGCAGGCCTCGTCGATCACATCATCAGCTGATCGGGTAATTATGATTTTCGCCTGCTTCGCTTCAGTCATGATTTGATTCACTCAAGGACTTACTGATCAGTGGATTCGAGGAATATAGGCAATCCGAAAATACTCCTCATCAAAGAAATAATCAACATCATGGCAATTAGCTTTCTATGAGAATTATCAGGGATATTTACGCTCTTTTATTAAAACAACAATTGCCAGGATATCCCTGAATGAGGGAGGTTTGGTGCATGCATCTCAGTTCTGATGAGCGATTCACCCGATTTCGGAGAACCTCTTCTTTGAAATTGGTAAAAAATTCCTGTGCTTAGTGATCAGCTTCGCAGGCTGTGGCTGAAGGTTTATGATTTTCCCGGTCCAGCGGGTGACTTTCCGAATTTTGAACGCAAAAATCCAGGGCCCTTGTATTGGACCCTGGAAGAAGGAGAGGATCAAATCGCTGGCTAAGGTGGAGTCGCCACCGCCTTCGGTGATTGTTTTATGAATTCCTGCCCATGACTGCGGCGGGCGTTTACGACCTCGAGCATTTTATCGAGTGAAGCCTTGTCAATAAACCTGATCATCCGGCCGTTGGATTTTCTCTTGCCCAGTTCGAGCCCGAGCAATGACAGAATTTTTTGAACAAACTGCGTGGCTCCACGCGGCGGGCGTGCAGGATCAATAACGCCTTTGAAGAGGTGGTTCAGATGATCAGCATTCTCGATGGACCACTGAAGCACTTTACGTGAGTCAGCCTGCGTAAATTCGCCATCAAACGAGGGGGTGATACCCAGGTCACGGAACATCCGGCCGAGGACGGCCTTTTTTTCTGCCGCCCGGTAGCGCTCTGTCGGGTCCTCGCCCTCCTGGCTCCACTCAAAACGCTCGACATCGCGATCCGATGAGGTGACAACCTCCATGAGCTTCACTTTCCCGAGTCCACCGTTGTCGAGGAATTCAATATTTTCCCGGGTCAGATCAACACAAAGCCGGTTTCTCACCTGAAAGGCGGTCATGGCTGCGGCTTGCTCGTCCGTCGGGAGCCACTCCCGTCTGAGCCCTTCGTATTCACTCTCGCTGATCCCGGGCTGCATAAGTATCCGGTCCATGCGCTCATCGTCGATCTTTTTTCCGAATTCAGTGAGGGCCGTCCTGATTTCCTTTGCCGGTTTCTCAGGATCCTTCTTCATCCTGACCTTGTGACATCCGAGCTTCAAAAGGTTCAGCGTCAAAAGCAGGAGGTTGTCCCGTGACTCGACCTCGTGCCGAGCGGTCGCCATTTTGAGGTCAGAATAAAGCGTGGCTCCTTCGATAAGTTTTCTCTCTGCCTCGGCCGCCAGCTGCCGCATGCGGACCGATGAGCCGCGCACCGAGATCAGCCAGCGCCGGGCTGTCCGGTCACGTGCCATCATCTGAAGAATGTCGGTCACCTTCACGGCACCGCAAAAAATTCCAAAGTGCCTTGTGAAGTGCGGCGCCGTAATCGATACCCCGGCCGTGATCACTGGCGTATAAATCAGAGCATCGTATTTCACGCATTCCCGGTTTGGATTTGAGAACGCCGTGGCCATGAGGCGCTTCTGATCAGGATTCGGATCCCGGTGCGCGTTCAATAGGCGAACCTGCGGGAGGCGCTGGCGGATAAGTCGCTCGATCTTCATGGCCATTTTTTTGTTATCGGTTGCAAGCAGGCACTTCTCCCCGGACTCAAGGCAACGAAGGAGTTCCTTGCAGACCTCTTCGGGCGACTCTGTAACATCGATGTCCCAATGCTTCTCGACTTCGGGCGGGTGCCTTACCTCAACGACTACAACCTCCCTTCCATGATCCATGTTCCTTAGCGCATTGACTGTGTACTCGCTTGCATAAGCATCCGCGACCAGCACGGCCTTGGCTGTGCTCACGGCCTTGATCATGGCACGAGTATTGCCCTTGCGCCGCTCGATTTCGCCGAGCTGGACCATCTGGGAGATCGTCTGGGCTGCTTCATCAAGGCAAAGAAGGTCGAGCCTTTCAAAAAAGTTCACACCGTTCGAGTTGAACCGTGGAGCATCCAGGGAATTGACGCAGGTGATGAGCTGATTCTGCCAAACCACGTCCCGCTTCCCCACTTCACTGTATTTCACCTTCGAGAGACGGGTCGATGCATCATCCACAACGGATACCCGCGGCAGCACGAGTGCCGCCCGCTGAACTCGTGCCATGGCCTCCTTAATCACAATCTCGGTTTTCCCGGTTCCCATTGGTGATACCAGGACCACCATGGCTCCTTTCGCCAAATGCTCCAGAACTGCCTCTGTCGCTTCTTGAGGGATGATATAATGCCCTGCCGGATGCCGGACCGTTTTAAAGCTCAGGCGCCTGTCTGCGGTCCGGATACTCATGAGATCCCTTGCCGCCTTCTCGCCGGCCCAGATCACGCCCGCTATTTTCCTGGCAACCATGCCAGGACTAGCGCGGCCTTCGGTGGCTTCGCTGACCGCCTTCACAAGCTCATCCTTCGAAAACTTCCAGCCCGCTTTCGCAGCGTTGGCGAGCTTTCCAACAAGGGCGTCATGGTCCTGGGTTCTGGCATATCGAAGGAGCTGCAATAGAAAGGCGGATCGATTCCCTGCCGGTTTCAGCCGGCATTTGGGAGACTTGAGAACTTCCGCCAGCCGCTCGAGACCTTCGTTGAGGTGGATGTCATTCGCATCGGTTGGGTGGCCTCCATTGGCCGGCGGCACGATAATGGACGTCCGGCTTCTGCGGGCAGCCTCGAGCGCCTTGAAAACGCCCGGGTTCCCCTTGTGCTCCTCGCCAGTCGGGCGGACGTCGTTATCCGCCACGATCACGATGCGCTTTCCTTCAAACCTTTCCCGGATATGACAGGCGACCGGCTCCAGGTTCCCGGCGCTGATGGCAAAGACCACTGCCGATCCCGTAGCCAGGTGAACGCTGGCGGCGGTTGCAAAGCCTTCAGCTATATGGATGACGGCCGAGGCCTCGGGATCGCCAATGATGGCGTGAGCGCCTTTGTACTGTCCATCCCAGGCGCTGGTCGAAAGCTTTTTGGACCCGTTTGCCCAGATCCGCTGGATGCCGACATATTCCCCGTTTGGACTTTGCAGCGCGAAAGCCAGCCACGGCTCGACCGATCCACGACCAAATACCTTATAGTCACTGAGCACGCGAATATCAAAGGAGGTGACAAGATCCGCAATGCCTTTGCGTTTCAGATAGGGATGTGCGGCATCAGCACGCGGCGCTGCGGCGAAGGCCGTTTTAAAGGCGTTGAAAAGCTCGATCCGGCGTTTCGCACCATCCTCCGGATTCTTCGTTTTCGAGGAAATCGCGGCAAGCCTTGGGCCTCTTCCGCGGCCATGCGAAACCCAGGTCCGGGAAACCCCGCCATGCTTTTGCGTGTGAAAGGTGATACGTATGAAGGTGCCGCCAGTGGCCGATGTTCCTTCATCGATCCACATGACACACTTGCCTTTGTATTTGCTGGCAATGACCGGCAGGCGTTTATGGATACCGGGCCGAAGGTCTATGACCTGGTGCCAGTCGATACCGCATTCGGCAGCGAGTGCTGCGAGCTCGGAAGAGTGTTCAGATAGAATATGGCTCACGGAGTCACCTCCAGACCATTGCAGCTGCGCGATGAAGTGCAGCTCAGGAGGAGTTTAGCATCCGTAAAAGTGCCAGAAGGGAGTATTGCCAAAGCCAGAGTCCCATATGAAAGGTGTTCTGTGAACTCAACGCTGCGAATCTCTGTTCCGTGAAAACATTTTCTTCGCGCGCCAATCCATTGAGACGACAGACGTTTGCCTGCCGCATCGGAAGAACGGCTTCTATTGCTCTTAGATTTTTCTTGCTTTGGAAGGCGGGGCAGGAGATACAAAACCTACTTGTATTTAGGTTTTTGCTTCTGCACTCGCAGAACACTTCAGCGGCTATTACCAGTAGCCGCTGAACCTCTCTGCTTTATCCTTCACTTTCAACGTCAATCCCTCTCTCTTTCAAAGTTATTCACGTCTCTTCAGCTTCAAAAAGCACCCTCCTGTAAATGAAGAAAACCTCCAGCAGGATGGTTTCCAGGACTGACCCTTTCTCTTCGGTTTCGAAGCAGCACCTTCTTTGCTTAAGAAGAACTCGCTTGCAACGCACACGAAAGCGTGACAAAAGAATGCATCGATCCAT